ATCTTTCTTTAGCTTTAATGCCTTTCATTGCACCATCCGCAGCATCATCACCAGTCGAGACTCTGTGAGTCACCTCTGGGGTTGCTAAAAAAAGAAGATCCTCTTCCACCCAGAACTGGTAGCTCGGATGGTTCTTTGCGTGTTCGTCGCGTGACGCTTCGGCGTTCTCTTTGCTTTCGTGAATTTCAATCACAGACTCGTCGCTGTAATTGTTCCCGTTATCCTTCAGAACAAATATTGTTTTAGTAGCCATAATATTAGTTTTCGCTTCTTGTGAGATAATTAGACTTTCACAATAGTGTCAAAAATCCTCACGTTTTTTCCGATCTTTCTTGATGATGGAGTTAGTTTTGTTTTAGGGGTATATTTTGCTTTAACTTCAATATACTCACTTTCGACCGAAACAACTACTCCATAATTTGTTTTGTCGCCAACTTCTAGTTTTAGTTCTTTTACTGTTTTCATGATATAATCTCTCTCGATTGTGGTCACAACCTAACACTAAAGCGGAAAAATGTAAAGAGAAAAATTGCTTTATTTCACGCTCACACTATCACTAATAGGGTTACTGTTTTATATAAGTAACTCTATGGCTATATGGAACAACATCAAGAAAAAACTTAGAGGCGATAACGACTCTTTGTATGAGGTTGTTATGGTTGCTGATAAGGATGGTAGTATTCAGGGTAGTTCTAATTTAAATATTCCAATAGCGGCTGGAAAAATAGAGGGTTACAAGCACGTTAATAAGTTTGGTTTCAATGATACTGTTGGAACTTCTTTCGAGCCAATTTACGTGGGTTCAGAAAACTTCACTTATCCAACAAATGCTGGTCCTGTTAGTGTTGTATCTGATAGTAGCAATGATAGTGAGACTGGATCGGGTGCAAGAACAGTGAATCTTGAGGGTTTAGATGCTAACTACGATACTATCACAGAAACAATCGCCTTGGATGGAATTAACCCCGCTGTATCGAATGGTTCTTTTATTCGACTTTTTCGAATGAGAGTTGAAACAGCTGGTTCTAGTTCATCAGCAGAGGGTGTAATAACAGCAACAGTTGGAGGCCTAGATCTTGCTGTTTTAGATCCTACATACGATAACCAAACATTACAAGCAACATTCACAGTTCCTGCTGGAAAGAAAGCATATCTGATTCGTATGCAAGCAACATCAACAAAAGATAATAAAGCTGCAATGGTGGGTTTGTTCACTCGTAGCAATGAACCTGATTCTGTTTTCACTGTCAAGCAGCTTGTTGAAGTTTTTAGAAACAGTGTTGTTGTTCAATTCCCCGTACCGCTTGAGTTTCCAGAAAAGACCGACATCGAACTTCGTGGTAAAAACCTGGGGAGTGGTCAGGTTAGTGTAGGAGGAACATTCGATATTGTTCTAGTAGATGATCCTGCATAACACCTTTAACCTAAACTCTTAAAGAGTATATTACAGTTCCAAGGAAGCAAAAAACCAAAAGGATTTGATATACAGTGTTAAGTTCCATTCTAGTTTTTATTTTTCATTCTACTAATCTTCCACTTTCTCATTAGAAATGCTAGTAAGATTGTTACAGCAAAAATAGCACCAGCTTTAAGGAAGAAAATAGTAGGTGTTTTATCGACTACTATAGCTGCATCCATAACCTCTTGATGGATTTTATCGTCTAGGTATTTTTCTATTTGTGCTAACATCAGTAAATGAATATGAAATATGAAATGCCAATTGCAAAAACAATTACTATAGTTAGAACTAAAGATTCCAAAAGTCTCCGATCATCTTCTTTTCTGAAACCTACATTGTAAATATCCTCCAAGTAAAGAAAAAAAAAGAAGCAGAACAAAAGAATCAATACGATTGCAGATAATATTGCTTCTATCATAGTTTGTATTGTAGTTACTAATTTATATATAATATCTCTATTTTTAGATGAGTTGTAATAATAAAGTACTCCCGACTGGATTCGAACCAGTGTTGTATCTTACGTCCTCCGTTATGAGCGGAGCGCCTTCGACCACTCGGCGCACAGGAGCATCATTATTATTTGGGCCCAGAAATAACAACTCCATCTTTTTTGACCCTGACAGAATCTAATCCACCAAAACCAACTGCAAAAAGGTTAACTGTACTGAGAACATCATCATAAGACTTTCCACTTTTTACCTGTCTCCATTCATTGTTATTCTCCATGTCTTTAACTTCTACTGTATACATAATTTATTATTTTGGGTTGTTTTACCAAGCATCATAAACACTACCCTGTGGGGTCATCAAGTGTTCATTCATTCTCACAGAACTATCTCTCTGAATCTCAAGCCTTATAGCTTCTTCATTCATATCGTTTATAAACCCTACCATATCACTGTCACTTAAGTCATGACTAAGAGCATAAGACTTATCCGAATTACTAAGAATGATTTTGGCTTGTTCCATAATATAGTTTCTCTCGATTGTGATTATAATATATCACAAATATTTTGAGATGTAAACTACAAAATGATTTTTTTTATGAGTTTATTCCACCAGACAACTTGTTAACCAGTTCTCTTAATGACATGATTCTTTATACAGTGAGTAACCCACAATCAACTTGATTCAGAACTTTGCATATAGCTAAATCCTTTGCTTTTACTTCACACTCCCAAGTAACATCATCGTTAGATTCTACGACATTTGGAATATGTGTGAAATAATCTGTATGTTTTCTAGTTCCATCGATACCTTCGCTCCAATGAAAAACGGGTGTATGGTTTCCCCAGGTTTCTTTGAACAGACTTGCCCAATGCTCAGAACAATTTAAGCTGGAGGGATTACACTGATCATGGAGGTTGTCATAAACGAATGGAGCTACACCTTTGAAAACATTATATAAGTTTTCACAACTCCAATAACCTTTATCTTCATTCTCCAAAACTAAACGATTCTTAACACCTTGACTACACTTAGAGAATGCTTCACAGAATAGATCACGATACTCTTCATCAGTTTCGCTTTTGGGTGATCTACTAAGATGTAAACACATTGGTGAACTATAATCAGAATCACACCCAAGCCAATCCATAACCTGACTTTCGTGGTTTAACTCTCGTATTGTTCTTCTGACTACATCTGGGTTTAAGCTACTAAGAACATTGAATTGACTGGGGTGACAACTCAAAGAGATATTGAGGTTTCTTGCAAGTTCTCCACAAGAGTTCAACTCTTGGATAATGCTGGTCATGTCTGGAAGATCACTATACTCCAATCCAAGTGTTTCATCAGTGACTAAAGGAAACATACTACTACTAACACGTAAATGTGATATTCCATTTCTGCTACACATTTCAATCGTTTTCTTTAGAACACGGGTGTTATCCAGAATTCTATTAGACAAATCAACTAGGCTTGATGTTTTTTCTTCAGAGAGGAACTTCTTTCTGGTCATAGTTTTGCTATGAACTTTCTCTTCAAGCTTCAACATCTCGCTAATACATACTAATCCTAATTTCATACACTTTTTATATCGTTGATGGAAATAAATGTAAAGATAAAACATTTATTATTTTTAATAGAAAATAAAGAAGAAGAATGTTGATTGCATCTATTATGAAACCATTATTAAAAACATATTCGTGCTTTTTAATAATTTTTCTTTTTCACTTTCTTTTTAATTCCTCATAGTGCATAAAAATAAATTCACACCTCTCTTAGGTCAATCCACTAATCACATGTGATCTATGGTTAAAAACCAGCAATCTTGTTTCTTTCAAAGGAGTATATCCTTTGGCTTGATCGTAAACAAAAGGTTGAAGAATTCGAAGCGTATCTTAAAAAGATATACAATTCGTAATATTACTCTGATTCGACGACTTCTTCTTCTTCTGGAAGATCTGAAGGTAAGATGAGCTTATCACTTATACTCAATAGTTCTGAGAATGGCAGGTCTGAACCAGTGTGAGCATTCGTTCCAACAAACAGTCTTCCAGCACGTTCTAAGACACTGTGATTAGGTAACATCCATGTAGACCAGGTGTTGCTTGTCACAACTTCCTCTTCATCTGTAATAGTTGAACCTATTAAACCAGAATCAACTTCATCTGATTCTGCATCGATTTCAATAAACAGGGGAAAGTTTTGAACTTCACCACCTTTAGAAACAACGAGTTTAGCATAGTCAAGTGTAAAGAATTCATTTTCGATATTATAAGTAACGTTTTCTCTGTTACGCTCTGGATGAACTCCTGCCATTATTGAATATAATGCAAGAGGTTGAATTTGTGTATCAGTTTGAAGAACTGACATTGGTATAGTTGCTTTAATCATTTTTTTTATTTACGGGTTTTGTGTGTATTTTTCTGCGAGCGTTTTATCATCACCTGTTAAATCCTCTGTAAAGGTAATAAGCCTGTCGTCTTCAGCTGCTGATGTTATTCTGTTATAGACTGAATCGTCTGATGTAAATTCTGTACCAGATTCGATTGCATCTAATGCCGAATGACCACTTGTTGCTGGCGATGGGTTGTTCCCCTCTGCGATATTGTATGCGTCAAGCTCAGTCTCCGCACCGTTGTAGCCGTCTGTAATGGCTGGGTTTGTGAGAGTATCGCCAAATACATCTTTCGTTGGCTCTGATGTATCGGCGGGTATGCGGAGCAATGCGGGTGATCCGTTGACCGTGCCGTCATTACCGTTCCCGCTTTGATCAGTCCAATCTGCATCTGTGTTGCCGTAGCCGTTAAGCTGTTGTGTGATTGACGCTGTAATTAAAGACCAATTGTATATTGTGCCTTTAAATTGTGAGGAGGACGCCTCCCCCAAAGAAACCTTGCTCCATGTAGGTGTGTAGAAATTGGCGGTGTTCATTGTCACTGTATTAATTAGACTGCCATCAAGATAAATCATGCAGTTAACACCATTGCCAACAAGCCTTATGACGTGATTTGTATCTGCTGATATTACAAAACCTGTTTTTGGGATAATGTCCAAACCAGCACCCTGTCTAGCCCATAACCTAAAAGTGCTGGTATTACTATCACGTTGTAGCCTAAAAAATCCCCCAGCCGTCATAAACCATAAAAACCTCCCATAAGAAGCAATCTTTGATGAGTCCCAAACTATTTCAACGGACATGTCAAAAACACCAGTTTCCACAAGCTCGTTTGGTGATACATTCAGTTCAACTTCATCATCAACACCATCAAAAAACATCCGCTTGCTGAACCCGTTGTTATTATTCAGCGCGTTCGCCTCGCCGTCTATCCTGCCAGCCCAAAAGCCCGCACCCTCGGTGGCTGTGGATGCGTCGTTTATCGTTCCGTGGTTGCCGTTTCCAGAAACATCGTAAACGGTGTCTCCTGCACCCTCTGTGAGTGGGTGGTGTATAATGGGGTTGTTTGAGTTATAATCAGATTCGGTTGTAAATATCTTAACATCTGAAAGCTCCATGTTTTTGCCAGTTCCAAATGCCCAATATGTGTCTCTAGTTCCACCCCAATCGCCTGGACTTGTTGTTATACCAGCGTCTATACGAACTTCATCGCCGCCGTCAATTGATAGATAAATAAACGTTCCGTTGGTGTTGTGCATACGAAGCTTTATTGTGTGCCACACACCGTAAAATGATGAATCAATACTCCAATAAGGGTAGGGCGCTCCTCGACAACCGTAGAATATTATTTGGTTGCTGTTGTGAACAAGACGCATGTGTGGCGAGAAACAAGTGCTAGAATTACTACTGTGATTACTAGCAATGATGCTAGTTGTTTGGTTGGCTTGGTAATCAACCTTCACTTTAAATTCTACCACATTCCCTCTCCTCACCAGTGCGTTAGTTGAGCATTCTAACCGATCATTTGATCCATCAAAGCTCGCCGCGTAGCTGTTGCGATACTCTGGGCGGCGCGGGTAGACGCTTCCGCTGTATTGTAGCGGGTTGCCGAAAATGTCATTCGTCGGGTCGCTTTCGTCGCGTGGGATGTAGGCGTTTTCCACATCATACCCTGTTGCACCAACAAGATTCACATATGCACCATTAATAGCCAAATGACCCAGCATTGAACCATTGTTGTTTCCCGCTGTATCAATCCACATCTCTGCCGATGTCGTTGTGGATGATGTGTAAAACAGAACCCCATTTTTCCAGTATGAAACCGTAGATCCTGCGCGCCTAATCTCAAATAAATCACCGAATGTATGATTACCGAACGCCCCTCTCGATGTCCCCGCCTCCCACACTTGAACAGCTGAACCTGTTAAATATATAGCGTAATCAAGAGTAGCAAACCCGCCGCTTGTTGTGGGGTCTGAGTTGCAACCAAACATAAACTTGTTATTTGAACCCGTGCTTACAGATCGGGTTGACATTATAAAGTCACCTGTTGAGCTTTCCACTGAATAAGGACCGTCTGTCCATGCTGTTGAACCTGTTTTTGTTATAATGTTTGATGCTCCATACCCCTCCAGATTAAGCTTATCTGCCTCTGGTGGCAACGTGTTATCCACCACAAACGCCGCTCCGTTTTGAAGCGTGCCGTCATTGCCGTTACCGCTGGAGTCGTAGGCGGTCGTGCCGCTGGCGTGGTTGAGGTTGTATTGTGCAACAGTTGATCCGCTTTGAGTTGTTTTAACGTGGGATATCTGAGCATTGGCGAAGCTGACCTCGTTATTTCTACCCAAAGCTCCGATTGTGGTACGGTCAACGGTGGTCGCTAACGGTGTGACGGTAAAGGTGTCAGTGTTCACTCCGTCTTTCCAGAATGTTACTTCGTCCACCCCGTCGAAAGCAACCTTTACAGTGTGCCTGTTGCCGCTATAGACGGGAAAAAGGGCTTCGTTTATTATTATGGTGTTATTGTCCGACCTCCAATAAAAATAAAGTCTGGAGTGTGTTCCTGATATCCCGAGGTTGATATGAGGTGTCCCCGTTGCGCTGTTACCCTCACCATAGAGAGTGCGATATGTCGGAGTTGCAAGATATTTAAAATCAACCTCGATGCTCCATGCTTGGTTGAGAGATAGCACCTGTGCGGGTAGTTCGACATAATCATCCACCCCGTCAAACTCACAAACCTGCCCTTGTTGGACTGGTCGCGTTGATGCTGGCGCTTGACTAGAAACAATAGGATCTAGTTCAAGAACTTCATTATACAACTTTAAAGATTTACCATCCCAATATGTTTTGTTTAATTCGCTAGGAACTGAATCCATATTTGAACCAACAATTCTACAGTTTGTATAAAGTTCATCACCAGATTGGTTTGTTCTTATTCCAGAAGTACCTGTTTCCCACAATGTAGTAAGTGCGCCACCAGGATTAGGAGGATCATTGTCGTATTGCCAGTTAAGATCGTTTATTTTTTTCCACGCCATATAGATCTATTTATACGAAAATGGTGTTCACCGTTGTGTATAAATATGGAAACTAAAAACTTGATTAAATGTTTGGATTACTAACAATGCTATTATCGGCACCCTTTGCTAGTTTTCATTAATCCGCTTGTAAATTTGAAGATCCTATTTAAAAAGAACCATCCATTAACGTATAGTCTTCATTTCCATTCTAGTGCTTCTGCAACTGTCGGGAATTGCTCTACAAAAATTTCTTTACAGGCATTTGCAATATTCATATGCTCAAGTTGTGTTCCATTACCACTTCTCAAATCAATATAGTGAATCCAACTTCTACATGAACCGCTCATATAGATACGAGTTGGAGTTGCTAACGGTAGAATAAATCTAGCACATTCTTTAGCGATGTTAGCATCGAGCATCTCTTGATACAGAAACATACTGTCAAGTAGATGTTCTTTGATTTTCGTTTCAAAAGATTCTTTAACAGATTCATCAATATCATCAATGGAATTCTGCCTGTTCTTTGTATCTTGGCTTCTCAAATCAAACATTGGAATTAAATCTGACAACATAGAACTATCTGCATATCTCTGAGAAAACTCTTGATATGTAAAGCTTCTGTGCCTTAAGATTTGCGCGGCAATGCCTCGATTAGTTTCAATCTCAAGTGTCATGAATGATTGCTCAAAGACTGACCAATGTTGATGCTTAACGCAATATTTTAATAAGCCAGCAATTTCTGGGTTATTTTGATTTGATGGATTACTCACTCTTGCAACACGACCCATTGTCGCTTCTGCATCGGGAGTCACGCTGATTAGTTTTACTATTTTACTCATTAATTTATTATCTATCTTAAAATGCTTCTGATATAAAGATTAGTGTTGCATACACTAAGACTATAAAGGCAAATATAAGTGTCGTGTCAATTACAAATTCTTTCATATTATAATATTCCGTCAGGTGTTGTGCTTTCTGATATGTTAAACTTGAAGCCGTCTGCTCCCGCCGCATATGCAGATTCAAGAGCTTTTTTTATTTGAGAGAGGGAAAACATCCTCAAATCCAAACTGCGATCAGATTCTAACTCTTCAATACCCAGGTGTTTTTTTGCTATTTTTTCTAATTCCTTTTTCATTTAATATCATACTAGTGATTGCTAGTTCATTTTATTTTTATTGTATCGTATCATATCATACAAATACTCGCTTTTAATATCGTATGAAAGATGCTTGCTTATTTCTTTCTTAAGTGCATACATAACATCGACTTCGTTCGAATCCTTTTTCATCTGATCTGCAAGGAAACACTCTGCACGTTCATATGCAGCTCGGCACCTCTTGAATATCTCTTTGCTAGTTTTCATTAATCCACTTGTAAATTTGAAGATCCTATTTGAAAAGAACCATCCATTAACGCATAGTCTTCAATACTATTAGATTCTATAGCATCTTTAATTTGGTCAAGACGTTTAATGAGGTCTTTAGTGTCACTTGCTTCAATTGTAATTTTAGTTACCATAATATATAATCTCTCTTGATTCTGGTTGCACTATAACATGAAGTGCATATTTGTAAACAACAAAGTTATCTTTTTTTAGAATGCTCTTCCAACAAATGTTCCCATAAATCATCAGTTACCTGACTTGCTGGAAATTCCAAATCGTTGATCTTAACAGAAATACCTCTTCTGTATTTTGCTAACAGATGCCTGTTCTTTGTCAAGATAGTGGGGTTTCTGGATTCAATACTAACTTTTCCAGGCTCACCCCTGTTGAAGAAATCTGGATCTAAATCCTCAATTGAGAGACTCACTACCAATCTGTCGAAACCTTCAAGCTGTTTTTTGGCTTTATCCCTTAGACTAATTGCCGCTTTTATTTTATCACTCATTCTATAACCACTATATTATAAACTATAGGTTGAGTTGTTTCTTTCGTCTTCTTCTATCTGCTTTTCGATACTCTCTATCACTCGCATCTTTGCTTTAAAGTAGATCTCATCTCTAAGATCAAAAGAATTCATCTGATCTTGGATTTTTTTTATGCTGTTTTGTGTTTCTAGTGAAACATGAACAACAAAAGCAAAGCAAAGAGTCAGCAGTATGTTAGTTAGTATTTGAGTTTTAGTATCCATCGTTTAAAATGTTTTATTTGAATCTACACCCTTCTTGCCGAATACAACACAAAGAAAGAAAATGAGTGATAGGGGACTGCACCATCCAAGGGAGACAGGCATACTCTACTTCGATTTTTTCTTTTTCTGTTTACTCATGATGGCGGAATGTACCTTTGGAGTAACTTTGTATCCAACGATTTCATTATAGACCATAGGCCCCCAGGTTCTACCTTGAGTTTTTCCTCGACCTTGACCATCTTTAGTTCTTCCTTTTATTTGTCTTTTTCCCATAATTTCTTTTGTTTTTATTTGCTGTTAGTGAATAGAGATACATCAACAACAATGCATTGATTCTCTTCCATTATATCTATAATGAAATCAGCAAAGGAGTTACTACTAGTATCTCCAACTGCTATAGTTCCATCAGAAAATTTTACGATAGATGTTTTTTCATTCATAATTTCACAACATTGTTATGCTAATATGTATTACCGTGCCAGATAACCTTTGATCGTTTTGGTTTTGACCCTTGTAGTGATATGACTTCTAATTCTAGAGTATCAATGCGGCGCGACTGTTCGTCGATCCATTTAGCCATGCCACAAACCAAAATACCTAGAGCGGCTATACTCAATAATACTGCAACTAAATTCCAATCTGTTTTTTTATTTTTCATAATTTTTCTTAAAGGTTGGTAATGCAATTGACTGCATCATCAACGATAGTTTCAACATGATCTTTAATGTCAATAGTTTCCAACCTCTTATTTGTCATCTTTCCTTCATACAGCTCCATATAATCTTCGGGGCATAATTCTACCTGAAGGATAACTTCTTCATCACTGATTCCCTTAGTTTGAAATGGTTTACTCTTTCTTATCTCGTCAAGTGTAATTTCTGTTAACCAAATCTCTTCATTACGGGTTATTTCTGTTCTATTAACCCGAAAAGTTATTGTTCTCTCATCACTCATTATCTTTTTTTCCTTTGTTCATTGTTAGTTATTTTACCTTATCAAGGGTGAATCAGTCGTGAGTCCCTGCCCCACAATCACTGCACACCCATTCCTCGTCGTCATCTGCATAGGTTGCAAGGTAAGACATATTTTTCGAGCCACACTCTGAGCAGATTTCTTCTTCTTCTGTTGTCATTTTTATCGCGGGTTGAATACTCTGCACTCTCGACCACTCCAGTCATCAACTCCAATTGAGCTTTCTAGCGTGTCTGATGTTGTCAAAATGTGGTTTATGATGCTTTTTATCTGACGCTTTGTTTTGTAAGGCATGAGCCTTGCACCTAGGTCTTGGCACACTGTTTCCACCCCGATGTTTGGCTCTGGATATGTTCTACCTAATTCATTCCATTGGTTATACCTGTCCTGTATATAGTTGATGATTTCTGTTTTCATTGTTTTTGGTGAACTGAAGTTATAGTAGATAGTGCTAGGATAAAAACTTGATTGTTTTTCTTTAACTTTCGTAAGCATATTCTATTCAATGTTGTGTGATTTGTCAACAACATTCTCTTCTTTTTTATTCATGTTTTTTTTCCTTTTCTTTTATAATGCCCGAAACTTTTTTAAGTGTATACCACTCGCTCCATTTGCATTTTGGATTTTTCTTTTTATATTCCAAATACTCATCCAGTGCATCATTCCAACATTTTAATTTTAGTTTATTAAGTTCGTATCTCATTCAATCAATTTCATCCAGCCAAACTTCATGATTATTATTCACGATAGCCCCTGAAGGTGCTTTAGTTTTTACTGTTAACAGGAAGTTCTCTTTACCATCTCGTATCTTCTTTTTCACATCAAGTATTTTGTGAACATAACCATATCCTCTAGTCAATATGTAATGATGAGGTGACCACACAACACCTCCTTTGACTGGTGTAATTTCTTTTTCTATGTAATCTGTAGCTGTCATTATTTAAATTTGTCGTAGTGGTTATAGAACTTCGGGGAAAGGTATATCCAAGGGATGCCTGCGATTATGATATAATCTCTCTTGATTGTAGTTAAAACCTGTCACAAAAGATTAATCTGTAATTGCAGACCACTCTTTTTCATCTGGAAATGCTTCCATATCATCTCCAAACATAATCGACCGACTATGCTCTCCAATCTCTGATGAACTCAATCCCGCGTAAGTAGGATTGTTCGATTCATAATTTTCTTCAATTACCTTTTTGATTTGTTTAAGTGTTTTCATAATATAATCCCTCTCGATTGTGTTTACAACTTATCACGAAAAGCGCGATTCGTCAACAAAAAGCTTCATTTTTTTCGATCTCTTCTATCTAACTCTTTTAATACTTGTTGGATTTGATAATCTCTTGCTGACTCAATCCCACTATGTAAGGGGAAGATATTTGCGAATGTAACTGCATCACGAGTATTTTCAAGCTTAGAGAGTGGCATATTAAATGATCTGATTATAGACTTTAGAGATTCTGTATCCATGTCTTGAACCTCAGCATCAATTTCATCCTTATCAAACGACCTGTCACCATCTAGTAATCTTGAAAGTAAAGATTGTCCTTTAGCTCGGTTTAATATTCCAACTTGTGGATTTTTTTTGTCATCACTCATAATATAATCTCTCTCGATTGTGTTTACAACTTATCACGAAAAGCACGATTCGTCAACAAAAAACTTCATTTGTTATCTTCAATGGAATCCTCTTTGCGTATAGACACTAGGCTTTCGCTAGACATTTTCTTTCTTTGTAAAAACTGTATCGATTAGTAGTGAAATCAAGAAAAATGAAACACTCACAATCCAAAAGGATATCAAAATAGAAGCAAAGAATATTAGTATTTTTTCCATATTATTTTAATTAGCTGTTAGCATCAGATACTAGAAGAGCATAATAGTGATTGCATAACTCATGAGCTTCATCCCTCAATGCAGTGTTGCAATAACCAAACTTGTTTCGAAACTCAGTGTTGAATTTTGCGACTTCTAGTGCTTCTCTATCTTCACCATAAACAGCAAGAATCTCGTAGCATCGGGAATGATCATTCCCAGCTTCCAACTTCTTATACTCAGCTAAAGTTAACTTGGCGGCTTCTTTTTTTACATTGTATGTTTTTGTCATAATATAATCTCTCTCGATTGTGGTTACAACCTAACACGAAACCGCAAAAATGTAAAGATAAAAAAAGGGGTGCAGAGAATTTTCTACACCCGATTTTTGTTTAACCTTCGAATTGTGGAGTTTGATCTGCATCACTGCAATGTATATGAGTTCCACAAAAAGGACAATATTCTGGAAGAAATTCTTCGTGGTTGTCGTTGTGGTCATCATCTACATCTTCAACACCAGTCGAAAAGGAGATGGGGTCATCATCCCAATATATTTCATATTGAGCCCTACAGAAATTGCATTTGTGTTCGTGTATCATGTTATCCTTCGCAGGTTGAGCATTCGTTAATCTCCCTAGCCAACTTCTGTGCTGGGTTTGCACTTCGTTGATAGTATAAACTTTTAACACCTTGCTTCCATGCATATATCATCAACTTACTAACCTCTCTGGCTGGAGTTTCTGGATCAATCATAACATTCAACGATTGACCTTGATCAATGAATTGTTGTCTCTGTGCAGCTTGGATGATGATCTCCTTTTGGCTAATCTCACCCCAAGTTTTAAACACATCCTTTTCGTGATCACTTAAAAACTCCAGATGTTGAACACTCCCACCTCTTCTAAGAATACTATCCCAAGTTTCTCTGGAATCCTCACCTTTCTTTTTTAGGATTTCTTTCAGATATGGATTTCTGTAGCTGAACTTACCCTTAGCATTGTTATTGGTAAAGTAGTTATCCATGTTCGGTTCAATGCCCTGTGATACTTGACCATGAATAAATGAACTACTAACAGTTGGGGCTACAGCTAGAGTTGTAGTGTTCCTTCTTCCATAACCCTCCAATAATTCTGGTTCTCCAAACATGTCAGCAAGTTCTTTAGTTGCTTTGTCTGCCCTAGTTCTTATCGTTGACCAAATCTGAGTATTGTGTAGTTGTGCTTCCAAGCTCTCAAATGGAATCATGTTTTTGATCAAATAGTCATGCCAACCTAAAGCACCCATACCAAGGGCCCTTTGTCTGATAGCAAAGTTTCTGGCACTTTCCATAAATGGCATTCCATCAGTTTTAGTGATGAACTCAGACATTACTGCGTCCAAGAAGTAAACCATTGTTTCAATTGCATCTGTTTCTTGAATCTCTTCCCATTTACTCAAGTTCAAACTACTCAAGCAACACACAAAGCTCTCATCTTCACTGCTAGAGAGCATGATCTCACTGCAAAGGTTACTAGCATGGATAGTTTTGCTCTTATCTTTGTAAACTTGTGGAGCCCCTTTATTAACGTTATCAGAGAAGAAGATGTATGGGTATCCAGATTCAAATTTCTTTTTGATTATCTTACCCCAGATTTTCTTGTTGACTTTGTTATCATTTTCTAACATGTCATGCATCCATTCATCAGAAATACAAACACCTATACTTATTTTTTGTAGGGGATTTCCTTCTTCCATGATCTCCAAGAACTCTTCAATGTCTGGATGATCTACAGGCATATAAGCCGCAAAAGCACCCCTACGCATTGAACCTTGAGCCACAACATTCATCAGAGATTCATATATCTCCATGAAGTGAACAGGACCAGTGCTAGTTCCACAATCCTTTCCGATAGTAGTTCCACGGGCACGAACGTCACCAAAGTATGCACTTGTTCCACCACTGTTTTTAGTCATCATTGATACTTCACCAACTTTATGACCACAGATGTGTTCTAACTTGTCTGGAATATAAGAACCAAAGCAAGAGATTGGAAGACCTCTCTCCCTGTTAAAGTTGCACCAAACTGGGCTACTCAAACTGTAGAAGTTTCTATAGAGATAACCAAGGAATTTTTCAGCAAACCCACTGATCCCTAGTATATCTTCTGCACCTCTTGCTATGTCTTTAAGTCTGTCTTCTGGTTCTTCACCTTCTGTTAAATATCCTTCTTTTAAAAACTTTCTAGAATTCCTATTCAACCATTCAATTTTATCACTCATTATATCTTATATATTACTTTTTCGTTTACTTAAAATAAGTCATCTTCATCATATGACTTGTTGTTTTTGCTATATTCAACTGGGGTTTGATTAAAGAAATCTGTTCTGTTGTTACCATGCAGCTCTTCGTTGAACCACTGAGTTTTTGACAAGAGATCTTCATCAACATCAAAGAGCTTATCCCAACCAATCATATCCAAGCTAAGATTGATTCTATCTTTAATAAATTCTTTTAGGATAGGTGCGCTCAATCCAACTTGCTGGTCACCTTCTTCCTCTACAACCTCATCGATTCCATTGACGATCCAATCAATAATCTTTGATTCTGCTTTAAAAGCTTCTCCAGCTTCATGTGTGATCCTATCCCTAAGTTCATCATCAAAAAGTTCTGGTGTTTGCTTTCTGATTTCGTTGATGATCTCAGCACCAACTTGAGCATGGATGTTCTCTTCGTTTCGAGTATACATTACCTGCTGATCAGTTGCGGGAAGAACATTCTTAGTTCTTGCAAACCAGTTGATTACATAGAATTGACTGAAAAGTGAAACATTCTCGACAAAAAGCGTAAAGAGAATCAGTGCATACAAGTATTGTTTTTTGCTATCCTTATAGAATCTATGAGTATACTTCTTAAGATATTTGACTCTACCTTTAACACAGTCGAGTTTTAAGTTCTCTTCGAAAACATCATCTAAACCAAGAACACTGATCAATCTTTCATAAGCTTCGTTGTGAACAACTTCAGTGTTAGCCATAACATATCCTAGATCCTGTAGTGCTGGGTGTGGAAGGTTATCACCAAGTTTAGCCCAGAATGTTTTTACAGCAATCTCGATTTGACCAATAGCACTAAGATCCCTTACGATTATTTCTCTATACTGATCGTTTAAAACAGTCTTAAAATGGTGAACATCAGCCGAAAAATTGAACTTCCTATCGGTCCAAAAATTATCATGCATTGAACGAATATATTTCGTAGTCCAAGGGAACATGTTAGGCTTTCGGGATATTTGTTCATCCCATATTGTGAGTTGTGGCTTTTTCGCAGGAGTAGTACTAGACATTTTTTTTCTTTTCTTTTATTCGGTGTTGGTTGATACATCAAGTTTGTAACTTGTGCATTATATTATAAACTCGGGCTTTGTAAACAATAAAGTTCTATTTTCTCATATTACCTTTACGAAAAATAGCTCTTAAAGCCCCAGTCTCTTCACATCGAAGAACAACAGTGTTCTTTCGTTGTCTCTTAGCATATCGATAAATTTCACCTTGATTTTCATCTTCAAGATTCAAATATTTAGACCACCTTTCAAACTTATACCTTCCAGATTCAAACTTTACAAATGTTTCCATAGGAACGTTGAACATTCTCCAGTTTGGGCCTTGCATCTCATCGTGCTTAGACTTCTGAAATAATGGTTGTGGGTTTCCAGCTACTGCTGAACTAGTGGTGTCTTCTTTTTTCATGCTTCGATATCGTGAGTTGTAGTATATATAATATTCTTAGTTTTTAAATGAACTAACTTGAAAACTGGAATCCCGAATATTTCACCAACGGGTGTTGTATCTTCATTACAATATACAGAGTCACCTTTGCATTTCAAGTAGTCACCATTTAAAAATATACAGCCATCTTTCACACTATATTCACCAGAGTATAGCTGATCATCTTGATTAGTGTAAAAGGATTCTGTGATTAAATCTTCTTTAGCTGGGTTGAAACCATATAACTCATACAGGCATTCTCCTATGAGTTCATCAGATAAACCAGTATGCTCTTTGATCAAGTATAATGCAGAAGCATATCTACCAATAACACTCTGACCGAATGGTAATTTAGTCAGCAACCTCTTCAAGTTATATACAAGTTTATGGAAGACGTTATAAACACTCTTCTCCTCACTAGTCTCTGGCTTTTTAAGCAACTGACCCTTGTCACCAATTATTCCAGCTTTATACGCATTGGTTTTTTTCCAAGGAGTTGTTAGCAATCTGAGAAACCTCAGTGCATAGTATGTATCTCCCGCTCTGCTTAATAGTCCCATGTTTAGATGTTTTGAAGTTTTTTAGTGATATACAAATCACAGTGGATATTTATAAAATCATCGACCTTGATGTAATTAAGGTAAATCAAAAAGGTTTTTAATGCTGGATGGTGTTTACTGTTCAACTTAAAAAATAACATTTTTGTGGCAGAATTGAACTTAAAAACATTGTAGATGTTAATCAAATGGTTAAGAACCAATCTCTCTTTTATCTCATTTGTTCTTTCGTATCTAGTAAAGAGTTTCTGCACATACTTGAAGCTAGATAGATCTTCGTAGAATTCTTCTACATCCAATACCCTCTTATTGGTGTAGTTCTTAGCTGCATATAAAGCAAAATTTTCTTTGTTTAGTTCATCATTACCAATCATGCTATATTATATATAAGATTGGAGGTTGAGAAACTTAAGAAACGATATCCTCTAGGAAGATATTTTCAGCATCTATGATTGCACTTGAGTTTTTAGTCTTGGATTCGACTATGCCATATTTCCGATCTATCATTTGATAAGCCTCGTTCAGCTTGGAGATAGAGTCGGATATTAGTTTTGCAGAGTCTTCATCGATAGTTTCCACTTTTGATAGAGTCGTATACAGATCATCACTCAATCCAAGAGCATCACATATATCAGAAAGAACTGAAGTAACATCGCACTGGGGCTCATCCAACACTTCATTGGATTCGACTATCATTTTTTCAATTTCCACATCACTGTTCTGTTTAACAGCATATGATGTTGTTATTTCGTTTAAACTTTTCATTTTATTGGTTTTATGTCTTTTATAAAGAACTTTTTGTTTTCGTTTTCGTTTTCTACTACGACATAATTGCTATGCCTTTCCTTTACCTTGTAAATTTTTCCATCTTTAGTGCTTTCAACTTCATCTTGTATATTGAATATCTTATTCGTTATATAAAGATCCCTCAACTCACAGCTATCAGCGATTTGAATATGTGTTCTGAAGTTGTGTGACTCTTCGAGGCCTAGACCAACCCGAACAGCGTTAAATAACTTTATAGAATCTCCATAAGTCTTTGGTATTCCCCGTGAAAAAGTCTTCAAGTCGTTCTCTTTAACACTCTCTACCAACATGGATTCGTTGATCATCTCTGATTTAACACCAACAACTTCAATACCAAACTCGAAAAGGGATTCTACATTGTGTGCTTTGAACAGAGTCTTGTAAGCATCGACTGAATCATCTTCTGATATGTAAGTAAGCTTGTTATAACCATCAGAGTGTGCTTTTTTAACAGCTTCAAGAGCATTCTTCACATTGACATCTCTTATAATATTCCTGCCATGTGAACTAAACATTTTACGCATAAAGTCAATCTTTTGATTATACTCTAAAGGTTGAAACTCCTCATCACTTTCAGTTGATGAATATATTCTATAGTTATCACCTTCAGCCAATGCAGAAGCCCTCTCTATTATATTCAAGCAGTTGTTGCTTGGTGGATTGAAATTACCCGTCGATATAACGATTGGGTTTTTCCTAGACTCTACAAAAGACCTGAAAGATTTCATTTTAGATGTTTTCAATTGTTTCTATGATTGGAATTAGCCTTGATACTAGATCTGACTCAATGGAAATTGGCAGGTTCTTCTCAGCTATAAATCTTCTTGCATGAAGCACAGCTCTCTTCTCTATAACGATCTTTGGAGTTTTTCTAACTTTAGAAGTTATCACAGAATTGGAATCTTTGTTTTCCTTCTTAATATCTTCCAATCTTTTCTTAATGTTTGATAGCATATCCATAGCATCTTTGGAATACTGATCATCATCTTTAGTATCGTTTCGCATAAAATTAAATAGTTTAGAGTTTTCTATCATAGCTACCATTAATAAAATTAACCAAAATTGGTAGTGTTTTAACTAAGCTTAGGCTCTTTTCAAGGTTTAAAGTTTTCTTTCCTTCACCAAACATAACATCAACACTATGAAGTTCATTGGATTCGTTTTTAGTTTCACTCCAATTTAGTTGGATTGATATGCCATCATCTGAAAGCATTCTAGTCCCGACAGTTTCATCGGGTCCTGAGAATTTATCATCGACTTGAGAGAAGTTATGGCTTGTGTTTTTCTTTAGATAACCACTTATAAGTGACAATGCTTTATCAAGTGTGCCAGTAGCTATTGCTTCACATAGTGTGAAATCTTGAAAGCTTAAGTATTTTTTACTCATTATTGTCTTTATAAGTTTATTAACTATTTATACTTATATCTATGTTAGTCACTGATATGAAGCGACTAACAATGATAAGTTAGAAACATTTTTCACTTATTAAGTCGTATAACTCTTTACTGGGCTTTTTCAGTTCAGAAGCTTCGAAGAACCTATCTTCGGGGCACAGATTTAATATATCCTTGAATCTGAAAGGAGCTAGACTTGGGAACTTTTTCTCATCAACCATATTCACATAAGAAACGTGGTATGCATTTGATTCACATATGTAGTTATCCATACCTTCCAGTTCAAATCGAACAATATCACGATAAACCATTTTATCGCACTCCTGCTCCATAAGTTGGGTTGGCAAAGAATACTTATCGGGGAAATCATTGAAAAAATCGACAGCTTCTACACTCTTCCAAAGATCGGTTTGCTCATACCATTGCTTAAAATGATTATATTCGTGAATGAATATAGAGAACCAATCCTTATTCCAAATAGCAACTCTTAAGCTTTTAGTTTCGGGGCAGAAGTAACCTCCACAATCATCTACTTTTTTTGTTCTTGAAAAATGTAGGTCTATTTTATTCTCTACAAGTTCTTGAACAGATTTTCGAAAATATATACCTTGATTCTTTTTTAACTTCATATATACAAAGGTATATATCAAGTTTTAAAGTCGCTGAATCCCTCTGTTGTTCTACCTCTATTAACGAATGTATTCTGTTGAGGAGGTGAGTCATTTGATGAAACTAGACCATCAGTCGGGTCATCAATATCATATAGCCTCATTTTAGATCTATCAATTCCTAATGTAAACCTCTTCAGTGATGTTATGTCGTTATATCGATTCTTAAGTTGCTTAACCATAACTTGATTCATATTCTCAAGTTGCTCATTGGATATTAAAGCAATCATAAGGTCACACGTTGCGGGTAATCCAAAACTCTCACTAGTGTCAGTCAACTCAATATCACTATTGTCAAATCCACCTCTTGTTACCTGTGTTGCACTCCAAATCGGAACATCGAATTCAACAGCTAATCCACGAAGTTCTTCAGCAATACTCTTGATTAAACTATATGTATTGACTCCACCACTCAATCCTTTAATTCTTGAACTAGCACAAATATTAAGATAATCGATGTAAATAACATCAGGCATGAATTTCTTCTTCATCTTGAGTTCAGTTAGCAAAGCTCTAAAGTGACCAGAGTGTGCGCTAGCAGTAGGATATTCTTTTACAATTAATTTACCTTGTGTTTTTTTAGATATACCATCTATCTTACTATCGAATTTTTCCTTAGTTAGATTCTTTAGTTGATCTATTCTTACATCCATAAGATTCGCATCGATCCTTTCTGCGATTCTCTTTTCAGCCATCTCTAATGTTATATACAACACGTTCTTACCTTGTGCAAGTGCGCTAGAAGCAAAGTGACACATCGCTAAACTTTTACCCACACCTGTTCCAGCAAGAATGCAATTTAGAGTTTTGTTTGGAACACCACCATTGGTTATTTTGTTCAGCATTTCAAGGTCAAATGGCATTTTCTTCTCATCCAAGTGATAGAAATCAAAACGTGAATCAGATTGATCAATATAATCATGACCAACTTCTGTATTGAATGTGACTCCTAGTGCTTTGTCAAGAATGTCAGGCATTGCACCTTCAGCTTTATCTTGATGTTTACCATCAATGATAGTAATACACTCCATTACAGCTAAATGCAAAGCGCGATCCTTGCACCATTTTTCAGTAGTATCGACTAACCAATCACTATCGGTGGATTCATCTTCTAATCCAGTGATTATAGAATGTATCTCATTAGCATCTTGGTTTCCAGCCAAATCTGACTTCTGAAACTCTATGCTTAATACTTTAGTATCGGGGAGCTTGTTATACTTCTCAATAAAAGAAGTTATCAATTCATATACTGATCTATCAGAACCTTGGAAATAATCACTTTTAATGTGAGGTAATGCTTTTCTGCAAAAGTTTTCATTATATATTAAGTTACTAAGTATAACTTCTTCAAGGGTTTTCGTCATTATTTCCAATTTGGTATTCGTAATTTGTAATTATATGTGCGAGTATTTCTCCAATATGGTTTTGGAAATCTACATCGTCTTTAAGAGCGTCACCATCTACACTTTCTGGTATAGATTCTACTTTATAGTTGAATGATAGCCTGCAGATGTTTTCACCATCAACTACCTCTTCATTCATCTTAACAGTGGAGTAAGTATACACTATACCTTTATATTTGTCAAACAAACATTCAACACTATATGTTTTTGCATTTACACCATCAATTAATTTGTAATCTGAATCATTAATCATTTTCCACCTCCTCAACAGCTTCAGTTTCTACCTCATCTTCATCAACTAACATCTTAGTCATGCCAATTGTATATTTGTTTTTAACGTAATCAGCAAAATCAGTCTTCTCAAAGATTGGGGCCCAAAACTCTTTATTCAGTGTGTCTTTAGCTCGACAGTTAGATGCATGAAGATCATCACCAGTTTCTGGGTCTTTAGCATTATACCATCCATTCTTAGGTTTGTGTGCATAACCACCATCGATTGCAACTTCAAGTAATCCACTCCACTTCTCAATACCACCACTCCAACTAACACTAATTGGAATCTTACTTTTCTCTTTAACGAAACGTGACTTTTCAATATTAACAATGAAGTGATAACCTTGAATTTCTGTTCCAACTTTGTCTTGTTGTCTACCAATAATCCAAACGTTATCAGCAGAATACATTACGCCTGTGCCACCACTGACAACTGCTTTACTGAACATTTCTTGTGTTTGATAGGTGTGGTTAATTGCCAGAAGAGGAATGTCTTTCATTGACAAGAAAGGTGTTACCATTCTGAACAAACCTTTTAGTGCTTTTGCGCGGGTCATATCAGCAACACTCTTCATGTTTTCTGCATCTTCGACTTCCTTTTTGCTCGCAATGTTACCAATACTATCGATCACTATGATAACCTTATCATTACGATCCAACTCACTGAGTTGATTAATGATGTCGAATTTCAACTCTTCGATATTAGTGACAGGTGTATGAAGAACTCTTGATGTGTCTATCCCAAAACTTTCGAAATATCCTTGTGGAGATCCAAATTCACTGTCATAGAAAAGAAGAGCAGAGTCTTCATGATGCTTTAAATATGCACTCGCCATTAATAAGGCGAATGATGTTTTGAAGTGCTTACTGGGTCCTGCTAACACAGTTAGTCCAGAAGAAAGACCCCCATCTAACTTACCACTAAGAGCTGCGTTGATCATCGGTACTGATGTCGGGACCATTTCCCTAGTAAAGAACTTACTTTCTGACAGAACTTCCGCTTGAGCAGTCCTGCAATTCTTTTTTAGTTTATCTAATATTGCCATGTGTTTATTATATATTATTTTTTATCTTTGTCAATTAAAAATTGGAGTTTATTTTATCAAGTCTAATGCTATTGATGTTGCATGATCTGGATCATAACCAATCTGAACAAGCTCTAAAACGAACTCTCTTTCCAGTTGGTATTCATCACTATAATAATCTCTAAGACTATCCAGAATTTCTTCTAATTCATTCATGTTCTTAAAAAATTAAATCTCTAAAAATAACAATGTTATTGATGTGGTATTCGTCTTGAGTTATGATCGAATCTACATATGCATCCAAATCTTCACATTCTGATAGTGACATTTCACATTCTAGCTCTTTTTCTATCAGCAAGTTTATTTGTTCTGGTCTATCATCTTCGATGTACTCTAAGAACTCCTCAAAATAATACTTACCAAAATTACCATGCTCTGTTTTGTCCCAATCAACATTTTCGTAAGACTCGCTGGCAAATTCGCGGGCTTTTCCGAAAAGGTAAGATTTTAGGTTATCTTGAGAAAGGCATTTCACCATCTTCACTTCTGTGCTTTTTTTCATAATCTTACTATATTAGTGTTCCTTAATGCGGAGCTTATCAACATCAATGTTCATTGCTTCTGCAATATCTTCCAGAGTTACTTCATTTACTTCTACATTGCTAGTTCTATTGTTAAACTCTTCTTCAGTAAGTTTTTCACCTTCGATAAACCAATGCTTATCACCATCAGACCATTCAATTGCAGGCCCGTCTTCGCGATGACACTTACCATTTTGATACCAATACTTAGTTCCATTAGCATATTCCATAGCAGGCCCATCTAGTCGATGAAACTCGTCATTTTGAAGCCAAGCCTTATATCCATCAGCCCGTTCAATAGCAGGCCCGTCTAGCCGATGGCGCTTGTCATTCTGATACCAAAGCTTATCTCCATTAGCCCGTTCAATGGCAGGACCATCTAACCGATGGCACTTACCATTTTGCCACCAAGACTTATTGTCATTAGCCCAATCAATTGCAGGCCCATCTAACCTATGACGCTTGCCATTCTGATACCAAAGCTTATTACCATTATCATATACTCTTACTTTATATTCTTCCATAATTTTATTATGTTAGTTTTCCTTAATGCGTAGTTTCTTTACATCAATGTTCATAGCTTCGGCGATATCCTCAAGAGTTACTTCGACTTTATTGCGAGCATTGAACTCTTCTTCGGTAAGCTCTTTACCTTCGATATACCAAGCCTTATAGCCATTAGCATATTCAATCGCAGGCCCATCTTCGCGATGTAGTTTACCATTTTGATACCAAAGCTTGTTGCCATTAGCAAATTCAATAGCAGGCCCATCTTCGCGATGACGCTTGTCATTCTGATACCATTCCTTACAGCCACTAGCCCATTCAATAGCAGGCCCATCTTCGCGATGACGCTTGTCATTCTGATACCAATACTTGTCGCCATTAGGATATACTTTTACTGTGTATTCTTGCATACTATTATTATATTAGTGTTACTACTTCCTGTCCATCAATCACATATTAGTTCGACAATAACAAAGATAATACCAACCATTAATACTATCCCCATTACGAATCCTAAAACTTCTTCAATTACTGTCTCCATGATCTAATTATATTAGTGTTCCTTTAACCCTTAGCTTATCAACGTCGATGTTCATGGCTTTAGCAATATCCTCTAGAGTTACTTCTACATTGCTAGTTCTATCATTAAACTCTTCTTCACTAAGCTCTTTACCGTCAATAAACCAAGCCTTATAGCCATTAGCATCTTCAACAGCAGGCCCATCTTCGCGATGACGCTTATTGTTTTTCCACCAATACTTGTTACCATTAGCAAATTCACAAGCAGGTCCATCTAACCTATGAAGTTTACCATTTTGATACCAATACTTGTTGCCATATTGATTTACCTTTACTGTGTATTCTTGCATAATTTTATTATATCAGTGTTCCTTAATGCGGAGCTTATCAACGTCTATATTCATAGCTTCGGCGATATCCTCTAGAGTTACTTCGACTTTATTACGATTGTTAAACTTCTCTTCGGTAAGCCGTTTACCTTCGATATACCATTCCTTATAACCATCAGCATCATCAATTGCAGGTCCATCTTCGCGATGACGCTTATTGTTCTGATACCAAACCTTACTACCATCAGACCATTCAATTGCAGGTCCATCTAACCGATGAAGCTTACCATTTTGATACCAAGCCTTACTACCACTAGCATATTCAGAAGCAGGTCCATCTAACCGATGTAGTTTATCATTTTGATACCAAAACTTTGCTCCACTATCATTTACCTTTACTGTGTATTCTTCCATAATTTTATTATATTAGTGTTCCTTAATGAGTAATTTATCAACGTCTATATTCATAGCTTTTGCGATATCTTCGAGAGTTACTTCATTTACTTCTACATTGCTAGTTCTATTGTTAAACTCCTCTTCGGTAAGTTGTTCACCGTCAATATACCATTCCTTATAACCATCAGCATATTCACAAGCAGGACCGTCTAGACGATGGCGCATACCATTTTGCCACCAAGACTTATAACCATTAGCTTCTTCAATTGCAGGGCCGTCCAACCTATGACGCTTGTCATTCTGATACCAATCCTTACTACCATCAGACGATTCAATTGCAGGCCCGTCTAGACGATGACGCTTGTCATTTTGATACCAATACTTTGTTCCATTAGCATATTCAGAAGCAGGCCCATCTAACCTATGACGCTTGCCATTCTGATACCAATACTTTGTTCCATTAGCATATTCAGAAGCAGGCCCATCTAACCTATGACGCTTGCCATTCTGATACCAATCCCTATTACCATTAGCATATACCTTTACTTTGTACTCTTCCATAATTTTATTATATTAGTGTTCCTTAATGCGAAGCTTGTCAACATCGATGTTCATAGCTTCGGCGATATCCTCTAGAGTTACTTCTACTTTGTCACGATTGTTAAACTCTTCTTCAGTAAGCTCTTTACCGTCAATAAACCAAGCCTTATAGCCATTAGCATCTTCAACAGCAGGCCCATCTAACCTATGACGCTTGTCATTTTGATACCAAAATTTACTTCCATTAGTCTGTTCAATAGCAGGACCATCTAGACGGTGAAACTTACCATCTTGATACCAAGACCTATTACCCTTAGCATATACTTGTACTGTGTATTCTTCCATAATCTTATTATATCAATGTTCCTTAATGCGAAGCTTGTCAACGTCTATATTCATAGCTTTAGCAATGTCCTCAAGAGTTACCTCTACATTGCTAGTTCTATTGTTAAACTCATCTTCGGTAAGTTGTTCACCGCCAATATACCAAGCCTTATAGCCATTAACACATTCAACTGCAGGCCCATCTTCGCGATGAAGATTGCCATTTTGAAACCAAAACTTACTTCCATCAGCCCATTCAATAGCAGGCCCATCTAACCGATGAAACATATCATTCTGATACCAACGCTTGTTGCCATTAGCCTTTACTTTTACTGTGTATTCTTGCATAATTTTATTATATTAGTGTTCCTGTTAATTCATAAGCAATCTTACGTAAGGTTGCATCACCTTTAGTTAGAACACCAAGTAAATCAATTTTTTCTTGCTTGTATACTTTCCAGAAACTTGGATCGTATCTTTCTATACTTCCCGTGTTATGTATCAAGTCAGCTATTTTGATAGTTTGCGCGTCTGCGGGTGCTTCTGCAATATGCTCTCTATCTATACGCTTTCTTATTTTTCTATTACCATCCTCAGGTCTACTAACGTCAGTTAACCAACTTACAAGTTCGCCGACATTATCACCAAACCTATCGAAAATATCATCGATAGTAAATGGAGTGTCTTCTACAACATCATGAAGCAATGCCGCGGCAATCATTTCGTCCGTGTGTTCTACAGACTTCACAATTTCAGCCACAGCGATAGGGTGGATAATATATGGTTCGTCAGTATATTTTCTCTTCTGATCACCATGCGCCATAGTCGCAAATTTTAAAGCTTCATCTTCCATAGTTTTGTGTTAGATTACGTTGCAAGCTTCTAGGTCGGATACACTTGGGAGAGTGTTACGATACATAATTAGGTCTTCGATGATCTCATCAAGCATCTCTCGGTTATGTTGGCATTTGAGCTTCTCATTCATCAGCAGGTGACCACCAACGATCTCTCTGACTTTAACCACAATTTCATAATGCACTTCGTCACTCACTTTGCTGTTGTTGTTGTTTTTTTTCATAATATAATCTCTCTCGATTGTGGTTACACTTTATCACGAAAAGTGTGATTAGTCAACGAAAATATCAATCTTTCTGTGTGATGTAATAAATCTTCAAGTTCGTCAGCTTCCAACTCTTCTATCAAATCCAAACCATCGAAAACATATTCTGAGTTATCTAATGAGTCTCTCGATTCGTAAAGTGACAGAACATCTTCTTCTGTGATCCTTGTTGTAAGTTTGGCAACTTTCTCTGCTACTCTTGTCATAATGTTTTAGTGATCTTTTCTCTCAATCACGATTACAACCTATCATAAAACCACGAAAAGTCAAACACTAATTTCGAGTTTCCTTTACTTAATATCCATCATCACAATGTTTGGATAGTTTTATTCTGAGTTCATTTTCCATTATAAGTTGGTTTTCCAATTCACCCAAATTCAAATCGTTAGACTTTTCGTATTCATCTATAACAACTGTTATTTTAGAAATTGACTTCTCTATGTCTGAACTATCCATAACGTATTTCAAGTCTGAAATAATACTTTTGATTTTCCCTATGACTTCTTTTTCTTTTTGCATGACTAATATATCTATACATGACAAACCCCAAAGACCATGACAGTCATTGGGGTTTGTAGATTTATATTGGTTTGTAAGAGCTTAGATAATCCCTAAAGATTTCAACTTACTTCTACCCCACTCACCAACTAACTTTCTAACTTCGCGAGGTGTTAATGCATCAACATCGATATCTTTTCCTCCAAGTTTTACGATATTCTTTTTCTTAGCTGTAGTTTTCTTAGCTTTAGGTTCAGCAACAACTTCTTCAATAACTTCTTCAGTAGCTTCTTCTTCAGCAACCACTTCTTCGGCAGAAGGTTTAAGAGTTTTTTTAACTTTAGCAAAGAGAGAACCCTTTGTTTTTTTATTTTTCTTAGCCATAACTTTATTTATAATTATTAGAAATTGTGCATACCAAAATCAATGGCTCTTTTAGCTTCTAAATCCAATGGTCTGCTTTTATACCAACCACCTGTATCATTATCTATCTCTTTGCATAGAGATACAACTTCATGTGTTTGTATGGGGTAACTCTTCTTTATAGCTTTTGCAACTATGCTTACCATTATCTTATACATGGCGTGATACCAACCAGATTCTGTTATGCATCTATATTGGTTAACAACTTCTCTTGATACGAAGGGGCAATCATGGTAAGATGACCACTTTACGTCTTTGTTGTTGAGTTGATCTGTTCTATACTTAAGTAACTTATCTCTCATTTCTTCACTCAACTGACTACGAAAAGAATTTTCTTGTGGAACTATAAATGGATGTTTTTTCATTAACGCATCTACATCAACCATCTTAGCTTCTTCGTTATATCTAAAGAATGAATATGCATTAGGATATTTTGCTGGAACATAATACATCCTTGATAAGTCTTTAGTTTGGGGGTCTGCAAACGAATTGAACTCAGAGTTAATTGCATACCATAAACCTTTTATTTCTTCTGATTTGATACTTCTCTCAAAAGGTATTACGACTCTAAATTTAGGCTTTTCTTCTGTTGAGCTTGAGCTGTTATAAAGTATATGACGTATATCTTTAAAGCTATCGATCACTTGCTTGAATGAACAATCATATTCATCAATATCAAGTGCGGCCCAACCACCCCAAGAAATGACATTTGCATTAGCCCGCGTAGTGTTTTCTTTGTATACAGCTGGACTGATCAAAGGTGATCCTTTTTTAAACTCACCTTTTTTGGGTTTATAACCATCTTGCTTACTTAAATCTAAAAATAGCTTTTCTACTTCTTCCCAACTATCGAATGACATCTTTCGATGCGTCTTGTTGTCGAATATAGAATTAAATATTGTAAGGCTATACTCCATATCTTATTGGTCACTATCTTGTTCTGAGAAAAAACTGGAAAAGGGGTCTTCTGGTTTCTTGTAAACAATTCGCTTAGTTTTCTTGGTCAGATGTTTGATACTCAAAAGTTTACCAAACTCAACCATCTTCTCAGCGTCTTCGAATCTAACGTTAATTCTTTTTTTAATTTTCATCATTCATCCATCTCCAGGTGTGATCTTTATCATATGCAAATTCTGGATACCAAAAGCATGTTGATGCTTCTTTAACAGATAACCCAGTTGCTTCAACAAAATGTTTTATATCATCTTCACTCTCAAATGCAATCTCTAATTTAGCATGGCAGTATTCATTGTGCTTATACTCAGGCATGCCCCACCATCCATGCATAACATCTTCTGCACCTTCAGCTCTAAGAAAGATGTTATTATCAACAGTGTTTACGTTTCTTACTTGTTTCTTACTCATTTCTTCTTCCAGTGTGATTCTTCTGCTTCCTTTTGTTGTTCAGTTGGTTCTCTGAAGACCATTCCATATTCATTGTTTTCGTATACGGGAACAATTCCTTCTTTGTATATAGGCTTTTGCTTGAAAGATGTGTAATCAACGAGGTGGTGTGTTCTTTTAAATCTCCTAGTTATTTCCACAACATCTGGGTGTTGATCTTTCAGTGACTTGGCAAATGTATATCGATCATCATATTCTTGTTCGGCACCAGCATTGTATATGTCTTCGGTGTTACCACCTTTCATTGTCATCGTTGTGATTTTTCCACACAAGAAAGTATTGAACAACATTGTGCAGTAACCCTGCTTGAGAACCCTCAATGATAAGTCGGTGTCTTCATTATACTTACCCCTCCACCGAACATCTAGATCATTGGAAATCAAAATGCAACTGTAGATCCTTGAGTTGAGATAATATGGAGTTTCTAGTAAACTTATCTTAGTTGGTATAACGAACATACAGTAGTTCAGTCCTGCTAATTTTACATTCTCGTAACGATCAGTGAAGTCTTCTGCAGCTCTGAAGATAGCACCAGTCGTTACTCTCCTTCTTCGATTGTTATTGAATCTAAAAAAGTATCTGAGATTGTCATCTAGCACCCAGTGTTTAGCATGACCTTCACTCTTGGAATGCTCCCAAACCCAATTTCTAACTGGAATAGATCCACCGAGATATCCAGTGTCTTCACATCGTTTAGCATATCTAGGATCTTCTCGAAAATCACTAGGTAGAGTCAGTATTTTTTTAGGATCTATAACTGCGGCATAGTCATCATACTCAGATTCTTCAATTACTATTCTATATGGTGTATTCATAGCCTCTAGTGACCTTGAAGTGAATCTAGTATCAGCTCTACCTTTAGATATTATATAAATCGGGTATTTGTTAACTGTGTAGTCCATAATTTAAGTTGATGTTATTATATGTTTTTTATCGTTGGTTGTCAAACTTTTTTTAACAGAAAAAATCATCTAGTGAAGATCTCTCTTCTGCCGACCATTTTATAGCGTTAAGTATTAACCCAATAGGATCTAAGAATACTTTTTGAAACTGCATTTCATAATCTATGTAACGACTTAGTTCAAGTTCTTCTGGAAGTTCTTCAAGAAAAGCAACAACATTCTCTCCAGTTGGATTCTCCTTCTTAAGAAATACGAATTTAATCTTGTCTCCATTCTGAATCGATTTGTATTTATTTTCTAAACCTAGAATCTCCAATCTTTTATTGTAAACCAAACTTGCTCTACAATGCATGGGTGTTCCTTTTATATAGGTTGATTGAGAATCGTAATATTTCGTAACACTTGTAACACCTCTTGGAGATGCTATATCATGTGCAGGAAGAGTTTTGAAATGTGTCTTGAATAACTCTATAGCTTTTTGTGTTTTTTTCTCATCACCACTAAGCATAATTTTAAACATTTCCTTCATCGCAACTCTACAAACTTTAGGAGTTGAACTCTTGATAGCTTCGATTCCCATCATCTTTATTTTCGGTTCGCTATACTGAACACCTTCATTGTTATGCACATTAAGGATATACCTCTTCTTGGCAGTCCAAATTGCTCTATCAGCGATGCACTCTCTAGACATAACCATTGTGTTTTTATATGCACAAGTAAAATCAGCCAACTCTTGATATACTTTAGACAACATAGGTTCAATTGCTTTACTACCAAACTCACTCAAGAATTTGACTGGGTTTTTCGGTTGAAACTTATCCACTACATCTTTAACATTAAGGTAAACAGAGTCAGTGTCGATTGCGATAATCCTATCTTTAATTTTATCTTCTTTAAGAAAATCCTTAGATAACCATTCGTTAACATGCTTCTCTGCCCACCTGATAATAAGTTGACCAGTCAAAGTGATTCCTTCAGCAATGTTGATATCAAAATATCTAAAGTATTGATTGCCTAAAGCACCATAGAGTGAGTTCATCAAGATCTTAATAGCCATTTGCTCTGTATCTAGAAGAGATACTTCTTTTTCTAAAGATTCTAATTTCGAATGATTATCTTCTCTTTTCTCAGACTTGATAGATTCCATCTCGCTCTGCTTCCCTAACATATTACCCTTTATCTTCTTTCGATTATTATAAAGTTCCTCAATAATCTCTGGAAGAAAACCTTGCTTGGTTTTGGAGAATACAGCTCCATTTGCAGCTACTGCTAGATTATCATCTTCAGTTAACTTACGTGGATCGTTCAATATTTTATCTGGGTTTGTTCCAGTTATGGCAGAGTGTCTGATTAGAGTTTCTGGGCTCATATTATATTGTATAATGATATTTGGATATAGACTATTCAAGTCAAAGCTCATAACCCAATCATACATCCCAGGTATAACTTCTTTAACAAATCCACCTGGATAAGATTGCTTTTCACTTCTCTTGGATGGTGGGACTGCTATTTTCTTGTTGGCAAGCTTTCTGAATATAATACTATCCCATATAGAGACAGTTCCTAGAGTGTCAGTGTAGTTAACACCACCAAGATATGCTAGTGTGAATACTAATTCAATAAGACCCAACTTATCTTCGAATCTCTCAATAAGTTCAACATCAACAATGTTGTAATCAACGAACCTTTGAAAGTCTAACTCATACAGTTCCTTAAGACCACCAACATCAGAATAATCAATCTTTCTTTGACCAAGAACGACTTCACCAATATTGTCCAATCGATAAGACTCTTGTTGACCATATGTGTTTAGTGTAAATTTCTTAAATAGATCCAAATAGTCGAGTGATTGTATTCCAGATATTGTATAACTTATCTTCTCTTTTCCAAACATCATCACCTTTCTAGTGGAAATGTCTTTCCAAGGGCTTAAGCATTTAACTTGAGTTTCTCCAAGAACTCGGGTAATTCTGTTGATAATGTAAGGTATATCAAAGAAAGTTGTGTTCCAACCAGTAACAACATCTGGTGTATTTTCTGGATCACTCCACCAATCCAAAAAGTTTTCAAGCATTTCGAATTCTGTATCGAACTTTCTATACTCCTTTTTAATATGAGGTATACTACTGCTAGAAGTTGAATAATCTTTTAGACCCCAAACAACATATGTATCACATCTGGAACTCTTGACAGCTATAGTCAATATTTCTTGTTCAGCAATTTCTGGATCAGAAAATCCTGCTGTTTCTGATATTGCAGTTTCAATATCAATATAGAGAATGTCAATCATTCTCTTATCATATTCTACCTTGTTGGGGAATTGACTTTGAATGAAAGCTGGTATATGCCTTTCATTTCCGTATACATGAAAAGATGGTATGTCTTCATACTGCTTGATGAACTTAGTGCATTCGCTCATCGAATCGAATCTAACACTTTCGAGAGGCTTACCACTCAGTGACTTCCATTCTGCATCCTTATCTTTACTCTCTAAGAATAACTCAGGTCGGTATCTATACGAATTGTATATCTTCTTACCATCATGATCATAACCCCTGTATTTTAGGTTATTCTTATGTCTATCTACACTAGTATAAAATCCACTTATCATCTGAAGTAATTATAAACCATATTATATGATTTGTAAATACTAAAATTGATGTTTCTGGTTTTTAAACCCAGATAGGATACAGAGGTTCTATTTGAGAAGATCTGTTACAGTTTTATCTTTCTCCCAAAACTTACAAGACCAATAACGAGCCTTCCACTTGGGTCCTGGATCTGTATCACATTTATGCCTTGCTCTGAAACTTTTCAACCTTGCTGGATTATCACGTTTTATATCTGTATTAGGGTCACCAAATCCTAGCTTTATCACATTGCCTTTCTCGTTCTTAACATAAACGTAGAACTTCTTTTTTTCATCATTAGACCTGAATGGATCATTGAGTTTAACTTTTCTACCCTTATATTCCGCTTCCTCAACGATATCTGGATTTAGAATTTTCTGAGCAGCTTCCTCCAAGCTTCCCTTTTTGAACTTAATAGACATGTTAAGTATTTATAATATTTTGAATTAAACAATTGGATAGTTGTTAAAATTTGTTGGTTCACATAACAAAGGCTCTCCATTTCTGAAGAGCCTTGTTTTTGGGTGCTATACTTTCGATTTACTCAGATGCACTTTCATTCAATATGGTGAAAGTTTTAGGTTTCATTTCATCAGGTATCTCAAGGTTAAGGTATACTGAAAGAATTCCATCAGTAATTCTAACTTCATTCACTCTGATATGTTCAGCAAGTGTGAAGGTTTTAACGAAACTGCGAGTTCCAATTCCTTTATGAAGGTATTCTTTATCACCATTTAAATCAACTCCATCAGATGAAACGATAAGTTGATCCTTATCTTGTTTAACCGATAAATCTTTATCGCTAAACCCTGCAACTGCAAGAGAGATTTCAAATTCACTATCACTATGTTTAATTACATTGTGAGGTGGATAAGATGTTTTCTCATTTACCGAAAGTGACTCAAGTCTATCAAAGACCGAATCAAAACCAACTGCGAATGCACGAGGCATTGCACCATTTATTCTATTTGTTATTGTCATTTTTTTTAACTCCTTTTTAAGCAAGTTGTATTTAAGTTGAGACCCCGAGGGCATCTCATGCAACACGAAAACTTATCATGTCACAAATCTACTTATATTGATTTAGTATGTTTTTTTCACATTACCGATATTATATTTACTTTTGAGTTCCCATTCACTTTTCTCTTTGAAGGATATGATCTTAATATTCTTCAAGTTAGAGCAATCTTTACAAGAACCTCTGTCAACGATAGTTAGCAAGTTCCAATCACTCAGTAGAGTTGCAATAGTGTTTCTCCTCTGCATATCATCAAGTGTGAAAGTGGAAGGTTTACCATCAAGCATGAAAAGCTCCTTAAAGTGAAGGATAAAATACTTTCCCTGCTTGTGTAAGATGTGGCAACTCTGATAAAGAACATTCGTATCTCTATTAGATGATACACCAATCCTGGTTAGTGTTTCTTTTACTTTGAGAAAGTCGTCTGGTTCATTAAGATATACTTCAAGCATATCACTAGGCACCCAATCAATTGTTTCATTTTCTAGTTCATTCATAACTAGTTTATTTATTCTTTTCCACCAGTGTCATACAGGCTTCTCAGCTCTTTCAATTGATCCTCATTAAAAAATTCATAAGCTTCTCTTGCTCTAACACTGCTGTAATCATAGTGTTTTTTAATCAACTCTATATCTTCACTATCAGTAATACCTTTAAACCACTTGCTAAACCTTTTCCTAGGTCTAATAGTATTCCTTAAAAAGTCATATTGCATCCGAGGGGGCAAATGGTGATGAATGTTCATTTCATTGGCAAGGCAAGCAGTGTCATTGAAGTATGAAAAACCTTTATTGATCATGTATGAAGCGTATGCTTTTTCTGGATCATTAGGATCTAGTGAAACTTCTTCACTGTATGCAGATACACCACTCAGTATATCCTTTGATTTTTTACCACCATTTATGTTTGCTATAATATCAAACAGGTTAACTTTTTCTGTAGTCTTCATTTATATATGTTTTATATGCATGGCAATTGTGGCACAACGTTTGCAAATTCTTTTCATCATTGTTGGAGTTGTCGCCATCTATATGATCAACACTCAACTGACCATCATATCTTATTTTGCATTTACATTTAAATCCCAATCTTCCATCTATGTTTTCACAATAATCCTTCCTGTAAACAACGTGCCAACCTTTAGTTTTATATTTGGCTTTCGAATGAATGTTGCACAATCTAGCTCTGCAAGGTGTTCCATCTTTAAGCTTGGCGCCTGTTTTCTTGGCGAGCCTGTTGCACCCATCAACTTCACAGATCCTATTATCGTGATCAATTGGCATCTAATTCCAGTTTATATTAGCCATCAACTCAACAAAACATGCACATAAATTCAACTCTTTGTCAGCTACCATTGCATCTTTGTATGAGTAATCAGCTAGTATAAGAACAGCAGCTGGGATACTCTCTGAAACTGCACTTTCTGAAATATTATCATATATCTTTCTGTAGATAACAGAGCTATCAAGAGAGATGTTGTTAGCAACCCAGATTCTCATCTTCTTGAAGTTCTTATCTTTGCAATATGAAATAACTTCTTTGATGTTATCATCAGAACTGCCAACTAGTATGCTAGTGGGTATTTCACCCACACTAGCATACCGCTGGCATTCACTAAGAATACGCCGCCAATCTGGGGCATGTCTGATTATCAATTCAGCAATAGTCTGCTTATCATATGAAACATTTTCTTGTTTTAGAATATACTCAACTCTATCCATGAAATTACTTGCTAATCTAGCAAGCTGTGACTTGGTAGTGTTGAATTCTATAACAGAACACCTAGAGTGTAGTGGATCGATAATCCTGTTTTTGAAGTTGCAAGTTAGAATAAATCTACAATTGCTACTAAACTCTTCAATAAAACCACGCAATGCAGGTTGTGTGCTTTGTGCTTGAAGGTAATCGGCTTCATCCAAGATAACAACTTTAACCCCACCAGCCAAACTAACTGTTGATGCAAATTGTTTTATCTTATTTCTAAGTGTATCGATACCACTCTCTTCAGAACCATTGATGATTATCCAATCAAGGCCCAGTTGATTGCATAAAGCTTTAGCAACTGTAGTTTTCCCTAGACCAGCAGAACCAGACAATATCATGTTAGGTATGTCACCACTCTTAACGAAGCCAGAAAAAACTCCCTTAAGATCTTTAGGTAAGATACACTCATCAATGGTTTTGGGTCTGTATTTTTCAACCCACAATGTTTCAATCATAATATATTTTCTTTTTTACTTCAGAGAAATTGAACTGTAAAGTTCATCAACAAACTCGTTCTCACTTTTAATTTCAGCTGCATTCTTCTTATGGTATATCTTAGAAACCTTTCTAATGATAGGTTTAGGGATATTAAGAGAGTCTGAAACTTGTTTAATGATCTCGTTAACTTGTGATCTGGAGTCTGCTATCAAATCATACTCTTTACATAGCTCCTTTACAGCATTAACGAAAACAGCATTTTCTTCTTCTTTTTCGAATTCCATATATTATAGATTCAATTCGGGTTGATCATCAGAGTCTTCTTCAGTTTCCTTTGTCGGGTCTACTGGAAGATGCTTCTTCAGTTCGATGTATAGATTTCCAATTGTGCTAAACTCACCTGGCTGAAATGCACCTCGAAGAGATGCTAGATCAATGATATCGCACATAAGTTTAACCCCAACAAGAGATACTACGATAGAAGGTTCTGTTGGATTTGTTGAGGTATCAGGCCCAACTTCCATTTTAGAATCTTCTTTCACTTCCTCAGCTTCAATAATTTCTTTTTCTTTACTCATGTTATTTTTGTTTTATCCAAATTTTGATGTTTTTTCGAGTGCAATGTAATACTCGATTTTTCCAGTAGACAAGTTACTCCAATTGGAGATCAACTTAGAACTTATCTTCACTTTATAGTCTCCTCCAATAAACTTGAAATTTGAAATCAAGAATTGGAAGTCGAAATCTTCTTTGCAATCATTATCCTCATCAAGAGTGATGTTATATGTATTTGCAGTTGGGTTATTAGGATCATTCACTACTAGTTCGATCTTTCCAGCAGAACCCTTAAGACTAACAATATTGTGATTAAGCACACTAGATGCTTTTCTAATTTGATTGATAGTCTCACTGCTGATCGATACTTCAACATCAGCTTCAGGCATATTCAGTTTTTGATTAGGTGAAGTGAGGATACTCTCATCTGCAAATCTGTAAACAGCATTACAGTTGTCACCATTCAGAGTAACACTGTTATCACTGAAGTTTAAATTTGGATCACCCACTAAGTTTAAAATATTGATAAACTCACTCAAGTCGTAGATACCGAAATCAGATTCGAAGCTCTCTTCAACTTGAGCAATAGCAAGGATGTTCTTGGCTTCAGAAATAGTATTGATCACACTACCTTTTTTAACGACAAGGTTCGGGTTGATAGTCGAGAAATTCGTTAGAACTTCTATTGTTTCTTTTGATAATTTTGACATAATTTATTATACTATATGTATGGTGTTTTGTAAATAAGAAAATAGCGGGAATGTGAACACCACGAACACATCCCCGCTTACCATATTAACGATTCTTCTTGGAAGACAAGGAGTAACGCTTAACAGTTTTTCCACCGCGAACTTCGTAGAGATCTTGTGAGATTGGAATATTCTTCTGAGTGCGAAGACGATTCACAACTCTTCGTGGATCAGCAATTCCTGCTTGCATTGCATCATCAACAGAGAACTGGTATCCAGCACTAAGCATGTTAGTGATTGCAAGTGGTTGGCTATTGCGCTTAACTTGAGTTCGGAACTTTGCGATTTCTTTTTTAGTCATAATATTTATTATTTTTTTTATTGTTTAGTATCTGTTTTAATTAGTGGACAACAGATGAACCACCTTGTTCAGTGTGACTCTCGTTAGAGAGATCACCCAAATCTTTTCCTACTTCACCATCAATCTTAGTGTAAAGATCGAGAAATGCTTCCCGTGTTTCTTCTTCGAAACGTGTAATACACATCTTGATTGCAGTGAGTCGATCATTGAAAATTCCATATGCTTTGACGATATGGCATAGGCGACGAGTGCTTACTACTTCATCAACTCCATCTGCTTGATAAGTCTTGCGGATGATTGAACTCCAACTAACAAGCTTTTCGGCAAACTCATCATCTTTAATGTCGAGACTCTCCATGACTTTGGAAACAATCTTTTTCTCAACATTAAACTCTGGGTAAGGTTGATCGATTGAAGCAACAAACCTTTCGATAAATGCATCATCGATAATTTGAGCTGCTGAATATCGTCCATCATCAGAACCTCGACCCTTGCTATTAGCAGTAGCAATGACATTAAATCCTGGAGCAGGGAAAGCAGTCTCTCCAGTCTTCTTAATCAGAACTGGCTTACCTTCTAGAACACCTTGCAAACACATGATTTTGTTAGTTCCTCGGTCGAGTTCATCAATAAGGAGGATACATCCTTCTTCCATCGCGGTGATAACTGGGCCTTTATGGAAAACAGTTTCACCATTGACTAGTCGAAAACCACCAATAAGATCATCTTCATCGGTCTCTGGTGAGATTTGAAGTCGAACATATTTACGTTTAGTCTTTGCACAGGCTTGTTCCACCATCATTGTTTTCCCGTTACCACTCATTCCGCTGATATAGAGAGGGAAGAACTGGTTAGATTCAATCACTGCTTTGATGGATTTGAATTCACCCCATTGGATGAAAGTCGGGTCAGCTTCAGGCACAATAGCAACTGTATTAGAGCTTGTATTAAGTTTGAAAGAGCTGGAGCTAGATAACTCGACTACTGGCGATTCGATTTTAATCGAACCATCACTGATAGACTCTAATGGTTTCATATCTCTATCAATTCGATAAACTCCCCAGCTAACTTTGTTAACTAAGAATGAAGACTTGATATCTTTATACTTCATTCCTGCTTCTCTAGCTGCATCGTAGATGAGGTTTGTTTTGAGATCTGGAAATGATGGATTTTTCTCCATCAATTCGATAGCAACGGACATTTGTTCTGTGGTGTTATTTTTCATAATGTATTTTTTTTTCAATTGAGGTTAACTTCTTGTTTTCCCTTCGCAAGCGATTATATCACACTTTTATTTTTTTGTAAAGATATAAATGATAGTATATTCACTTTTTTTACGAGATTACTTCGGCGAACTTTGTCAAGAAACTCTTTTGAGTCTTCTTGTTATCTGATTTCTTCTTGAACTTATTGAAAATCTTGTTTCTGTCACGGGCTTTGCTCAGATCTCCAACTTCAAATTCTTCGTCATCAAGTGATCCTTCTTTATTCTTAAGGCTATTTGAGTCTAGAATATAATAGTTATCATAACCATAACCACCATCAACTGATACAAGCTTTTCTTTCTTCTTCCTGCTTGTAGCTATTAACGAATCAGCATGATCATAGGGGTCAACTTTCAATGAAGAGTATTGAATTGAATTGACTATGTGATTTTTTTTATGCTTTGGAGAACCTGCAACGAAGAATCCAATAACAGTATTTCCAGCTTTCCTTAGTGATTCGACTAATTCGGGGTAAGCAGTCCAAAAGTTTTGGATATTGATATTCTTACCATTAACGTTCATGATCTTATTGCATTTCCAACTGGAATGTGTATTGGAAACTTCATTCTCGATGTTACTACTTCTAATTGAAACTGGTTGACCCTCACCATCAGACAAGAACATGATAGTTGCTTTCTGAATTGGGTTTTTCTTTTTGAACCTCTTGGAGATGTGATGAGCTGCTATTAAACATTCTGTCAAAGGAGTTCCACCCAGATTTTCATAAACTGAGTTAAAAGTGTTAGAATTGTAAAGACACTGAACGTATAACTCTTCACAAGCTTTTTCAAAATCATTCTTTTTCAGTTTGGAGTTAAGAAGTTCAAAAAGTTGAAGTTGATGTCTAAGCTGTAACTTCCAACCTAGAGTATCAGTATTCACATCATCTTGTCTTTGCTTTGAAAGATACTGTGGTGTTGTGAAACCATAAACTTCAAAAGGTATATTTGCAGAGTAACAAAAATTTGCTAACACTATTGTTTGTCTAATCACATCTCTAATACACCGAGACATAGAACCAGAGTAATCGATGAAGAACAGCATTCCATGACTTTTTGCATTTGCTAGAGTCGTTACAGTTTTGAATATCTTATCATCATACTTGTATGAAAAAAGCTTGTTAACATCAATAGAACCTGACGTTGACTCAGCTGATCTACTGTATTGGAAGGCAGCTTTCCTTCTCTCAAATTCTTTCAATAGAATAGAAACACCTTTTTTAGTTTCGGATTTAAAATCTAACCACTCTTGTTTCTTTTCTGGATTGTAATCAAAAAGGTTTGACTGGTAGTTTCTGCCATTCTTTCTAGCAAGTCTAATCTCTTCAAAAGGAACTACGCAATCCAAGAAATCTTGGGCGCTTGGAGTTTTTAAGATCAATGTATCTTCGTCATTTTTATTATTTTCAGAGATTGAATCTTCAAGGGCTTTCTGAGTTTCAGAAACTAAATCTTCGAAATCTTTATTGTTACTTGGTTCTGATGAAGGTGAATCACTAGAATCAGAGGAACTTGGATCACCATTGGAATCACCTTCAACTTTATTAGATTCTTTATCTTCTGATGAATCTTCTTCATCACCATTGGAATCACTGAAGTCTTCATTAGAAGGTGTTTCATCAAGATCATCACCATCTTCATTGTCACCTGTTTCATTTCCGCCATCTTGACCATCTTGAACATCTTGACCATCTTCAGGGTTTGGATCTGCTGGTTCTTGTTCAGGCTCATCTTCGATTTTTTCGATCAACTCTTCACATAGATCTAACACTTCTTCATAAGACTCAGCTTTTAGACACTTATTATAGAATAACTCTTCTTCATCATCCAAGTGAACTAAACTAACATTTCTCGTTTTTGCTCTTATGTTTAATCTATCAGCAAAACTCAATTTAGAAACGTCTTTATCTTTAATGGCAAAAAGATCTTCTTCTACGAAGTGAGCATATCCTTTCTTGAAAGCATGAATCAATCCTGGGTATGTATCTTGAATGATTCTTTCAATTCTGATATCTTCAATGATATTGCAGATGTCGAATGGCGCTTTAGGGAATCTTTCTTTAAAGAGATTGATACCATCTTGAGGTGTATACAGTGCATGACCAACCTCGTGACCAATTAGCAAGTCCAGAACAGCTTTCTCACTGAAGTCCCAGTTAGGGATTCCAAGTTCGCGGTTTTTAATATCGAAGAAAGCTGTACTATAGTTGCCAACAGTAACAGTGATATCTTCTTTTGCTAAGAGTCTTGCAAGTTGACTCTTCGTTTCAATGTTGATTGCTCGTGGTGTTTCTCTCATCGTGGTTATAACTTAACACGAAAGCGGAAAAATGTAAAGATAAAAGTATATATAAATTCACTTTAGGATATCGACTTGATCCTAGTGAAGTTCATTCTGTTCTCAAACTCTATCTTTCTATCGAACTTGCTATCTATAACCTCCTGATTGTGGCTTATGACAAACACACTAGTATCTTCATTGAGTGTGTTCATTATTTTAGTCAAGCTTTCAACACCACTAGTGTCTAAACTTCCATCGAAAACCTCGTCAAGAATTAAAAGATTTGTGTTAGCACTATTCTTTAGGGATGCAATATGTCTCCATGCAAATATAAGTGCTAGGTTTATTCTAGCTTTCTCACCCTCGCTGAAGCTCGAATAACTGAATACATCTCTATGTCTAGATCTTATGGTTTCATTGAAGCTTTCATCTAGTTCAAAACTAACATGAAACTCCAGAAGATTTAAATACTTGTTTATAACTTGATTCATTAAGGGTAAGTATTGGCGAATTATCTTAGTCTTTATTCCACTATCTTTTAGCAACTCACTAACAATATCACCGAGTTGCTTTTCTTCACTCTGTTCATCTCTAACAACTGATAATGAATTCTGTTCATCTCTCATAACAGACAACTCACCCTTAGCTTTAACTAGATCATCGTTGTTATATGCCTTGCTATGTTGGTCTTCTAAACTTTTCTTTCTAGCCTCGAAATTCTTGACCAGCATTTGATTAGTAGAAAGTTGGTTATTGATCTCAAACAGCTCATTAAGTTTGATTCTCACCTTGTCGGAAGAATCAACATTTTCTTTTATGGACTCTTTAAGATCACTATAACCACCCTCCAACTTCTCTAATTTTTCTGTATTGGAGTTTATGTTATCCTTCTTGATATCTTCAGAAAGATCTTGTCGGCAAGTTGGGCATGTATCGTTAGTTTGATAGAAAGAGCTGTCATCTTTTATCTTTTTGATATTGTTGAGTATTTGATTCTCGTATGAACTCAGTTTCTTTGATACTAACTCACACTTGTCTCTTAATTTACAGGTCTCTTGATACTCTGCTTTGTAGGTTTCTGTCATCTCATTACTAGATTCAGTCAGAACAACAACTTGATCATCTATTTCCTTTATCTCTTCTTTCAGTTTACTGATATTGTCTTCACTTATACTTTCGAGACTGTCGATATGCTTATTCTGCATTCGTATCTTCTCTTTGTTCAGTGTTATGTTATACTCAGTATCTTTGAGTTGATCTTTAAGCTTGGATACATCTTCTTTAAGCAAGGTGTTCATCTTACTGAATATACCAATATCCAGAATATCTTCAATAACCTCTCTTCTGTGACTAGCAGGAAGCTTCATGAATGGCACAAAGTTACTACTACCAAGAACAACAACTTGATGAAAGCTTTTATGATTCAGCTTCAGTATATTCTTCTCTAAAAGCTTCTGGTAATCCCTAGTATGTGACTCTTGGTTTATCAACTCACCATCTACATATATTTCGAATATGTTAGGCTTAAGACCTCTAATGATCTTGTAGTCTTTGCTACCAATAGAAAATTCCACTTCAGTTTTACACTTCTTGGCATTTATGCTATTGATTAGTTGTGGTTTATTGATTGCTCTATGTGGTTTACCAAACAGAGAGAAACTCAAAGCATCAAGCATAAGACTCTTACCCGAGCCGTTGTGACCTATAATTAAAGTAGAGCGAACATCATTAAAATCTATAGAGATTTCATTGCTACCTACGCTCAGAAAGTTAGAGTATGTTAGTTTTTTAAATATTATCATAATGCATCATCATTTTGAGCTAGGACATACAGCTCATTCAACTTCGATTTCAATTTATACTTATCTAGTGGAGTCTCAATATTGTCAACATAAGTGTTGAGGAGATCAATTGTGTTTTCCACGTTAACACCTTCGTCATCAACGTTTTCACCCAGAAACTCATCAAGATTCTCCACTATTTTCAAGTCGAAAGGTTCTTCATCTATAACTTTATCTATGAATTTATCAAACAATAAAGTGTTCTCTTTATGCTCAACTATCACTTTGACGAATGAACCCGAAACTGATTCGAAGTTATGTTTATTGAGTTCCAGGTCGATATCATCACTGGCACCCCTATCAGAGTAAGTCAACTTATTATATAGCGTGAGATTATTTCTCACTGGAGTTAACTTTCTAGTTTCAGTATCTATAACATGAAAATATTTAGGGTCATTTGAGTCTGCCCATGTCAGTTCGAATGGAGAACCTAGATAGTAAACATTTCCTATGTTACTTTTAGTGTGGAAATGACCTGTTAGAACTTTATCGTATCTTGAGAAAGGAGATGCATCCATTCCATGTGCATTTGGTGGTGCCCCTTTCATCATTTCAAAACCAACAAACTCTAAGTGACCACCTAGGAATGATGCGTTAGCAGTTCTAACAAACTCCATACTCTCTTCGTGGTTTTCACTGTTAATCCAAGGGAGAAGAGCTATCTTGAAACCATAGTAATCAACGACTGTTGGCTTCATATGAATATTCACAACATCGTCATAATGTTGAAGTATCTCAACAAGTGAACACAAGTCGTTAGTGTTCTTAAAGAAGCAGTCATGATTTCCAGGAATGATATCCATAGTCATTCCATGTTCTCTTAGTTTATCCAAGAACATGGCTTTGTTCCTCATCAAAACTTTCATATTGGCAACTTTTCTGTTGTCAAAATAATCACCAAGATGAAGTATCTTAGTTATCCCGTTGTTCAAGAGATGTGGAAAGAATACATCTCTATAGAACTTTTCAGAATAATCCAAAAAGATATCACTACCATTTTTAACACCAGCATGTGTATCTGTAATAACTGCAACTTTACTCATAACAAAAAAAAATAATTTAATCTAAGAAGTCGTTTAGTGGCCCACCAGAAATTCTTTTCTTTGGTTTCTTTTTGACACCTTCGATATCTTCAGAACCTTCTTCTGGTTCTAGTTGTGGATCTTTCCAGAAAGTATCATTGGTTATCTTCATCTTACCAACCATACTCTCACCCATATTTTTCTGATCACTGTCGAAGTTGGCGAACACATCTGGAGATGAGTAGGAAATGAGTTTTTGCTTAATATCAGATTGTTTCTTCTCCTTTGCGATCCTTCTTAAGAATGCAAAATAACTAATCTGAGTGAAGTAACTGAATGGATTGGGTTTTCCAGTTCTCGTAGGTCTATTATAGTCGAAGTTGTTTATTGCTTTGATACAGTTCTCCACTGCATCCATAACCATATCTTCTCTATAGCTGTAATCCTTAAAATTCGGAGCCATAGACAAACCATTCGATATCTTCAAAAAAGACTCTGCGATATAGTCAGATACCTGTCTAGGGTCATCTCCATTAGATATATCGATATTGACACCATCTACATGCTCCCTAACAGCAGAAGCGAACACTTTGTTGTCAATATAATTTTCTCCCTTTTTCTTTCTTTTCCTAGTCTGCTTTTTTCTTTCCATTATCTATATATTATACACTAAAAGCAAGATTTGTAAACAAAAAAATGAAACTTTATTGTGTTTTTGATCTTTTTTCTTGACAGATTATTAATCTATGGTATAATATGATTATAAAGAATAAAAACAATATTGTATCTAGATTGGATACAAATTAATATTAAAAGTTGTTATAACCCCAAAGGGGTTTCCCGAAGGGAAAAAATTAATTCATATATCCCTTCCATCTCTTATTAAATTGACTATCTTCAATACTTATATCCTCTTTAGGGTCATTAGATTCAAAATCCTGGTTGAATGAATATCCCGATGGATCACTTAGGTCTTCTGACAAAAGATCTATTATCTTTATCTCTAAGAGAGAATCTATATACTTCTTCTTTAGTGAAAGTGAGGCAAAACTTTCGGTTTCTATAACAGTGTCGAATAGAAACGCGCTGTTCAAGTCATTGTCTTTGACCAACTCTTTCATGTAAGATTCTTCACCACCAAAAATAGAGACATTACTCATGATTAGAGGTTTTTCTATTTCCACACCATTGTCTGCAACCTCTAAACATTCTCCAATGATTATACTGCCAGCAGTTGTTGTGTAAACCCTAATATCTAAAGCTTCTAAGTGATCTTTTAACTCTTTGCTAAGTTTCATCGTATGGTAATTCTATTTTGTGTATCTTGTAATCAAATCCCTGTTTAGTATATATACTAATTCTATCCTTGGCATGTCTCATTGTATGGTTGATTTTCTTCTTCCACGAGAAGTCATCTGCTATATCATAGACAATTGTATCTTTATTATGCTTGCTTCTTCTTAGACCTCTACCGATACTCTGGAGAACTCTAACTTGACTTTTTGTTGGAGCTGCAAATATTATGTTGTGCAACTCTTTTATATTTATGCCTGTCGAGAAGACTTGACTGGAAGCTACAATGATAACTCCAGTTTCTTTCTCGGTTAATTCTCTAACTCTTTCTCTATCTTCTGTTTTGACTTCACCACTAACGTAGAAAACACTTCTGTCATCTCCAGCCTTTTCTTTAATCATCTCATATAGAGGTTTTCCATGCTTCTTTACATAGTTGAAAAGTATCAGAGTGTTCCCTTTTTGATCGCAGGCTAAGTTTGATATAAAGCTGTTTCTCTGAGGATGCTCTACGATAGTTGCTACCTCACTCTTATAATCCATCTTTGAAACAACTTTCTTAAGATTATCATCATGATTACAAACAATGCAATTTATAGAAAGCTTTGCAAGAGTTTTGTTTTCTATTAATTCTTTCGTGGTTATAGTATTAAAAACTGGACCGAAGTTTCCTGTTAAAGTCAACTCATTACACACACTATCATCTAGTGTTCCCGTAGCACCTATCCTGTAACTTGCATTCACTAAGTTACCCATTATTGTATTAAGACTTTTTGCCTTGAAAAGATGTGCTTCATCTCCAATTGCCATACCAAACTGTTTGAACCAATCTTTTGGTAGCTTGATTGCACTTTGCCATGTCGTAACAACAACACCTGCATCGATATTAAATTTTTCCTTTCCAGAATAAATCTTGTGAACATCCAAGTCAATGTCAAATTCATCATCCTTACTTGAGTAATCTTGGAAGTCCTTAGTCATTTGCTCAACTAAACTTGTCGTAGGAACTACAACGATAATCTTGCCATCTCCATTCTCCAAGAACCACCTTATTGCCAGATATATTATTAAACTTTTACCAGATCCAGTTGGGCTAACAACGAGAACTCTTCCCTCTCTCACTATCTTAAGGAAGCTTTCCACTTGATAATCTCTGGGTGTTATCTTCTTCCCGTTTAGTGATATTTTTAAGTTTTCAACAAACGACAAACATTCCTTTTTAGTCGGGACTTCACTCTCTTTTAGTTCATCACTAAAGTCAACTGTGTATCCAGCTTTTATTGCAAACTTAACAGCATGATCCATCAAACCATATGGAAGTGTTTGATATCTTGAATTCCACAATCTTATTTTTCCATCCCATAGTTTGTTTCTGTAGCTAGGAACAAACTTATACCCATCAGCATAGAAAGTGAATTGTTCACTAAGATCCATTAATGCACCACTGTCATCACTAGTTATCCTAACAAGTGCTTCATTGACTTTTTCTATGTTGTATGTGCATTCCATTTATCTAAACACCAGCTTCAAAACTTCTCCAAGCGATTATATTTTTAATTGTTTGAGATCTCCACTTAATAGTTTCGAGTATCTCCTTACAAGCATCTACGATTGTTTTTATACATTCGATTTGTAACTTACAGTTAATCATGTCTTTATCACTATCGTAATACATAGACATGTCACTTTTTAGAGGCTTAGACAGACCATTAAAAGGATCATATTCCCAACCATGCTTGTCGATCTCCTCTTTACACATCTTACCATTATAATACAAAAACTTATCCTTCTTGAGAACAGCCAACTCAAGCTCTTTCTTCTTCAATCTCAGTTTGGATACACTATAAACTTCAAGATATTTACTGTGAAGACTAGCTCCTTTTATGCTTGATTCATCTAGAGCGACTTGATCGATTTTAGAGTCACTCTCCCACATTTTCATTAACGATTCTATGTCCATAATATAATTTATATATAAGATTTTATTCTATCAAAAACTTGTCATACCTAAAGGTTGATGAGAATGTAGCAAAGTTATCATCAGTTTGCCTTGTGTTTAACTCGACTCCTTCTACAGTTGTTGGAAAGGAATCTACGAATTTTAAATCCATAACAACGTTAAGATGACTGCTTAAGAGTTGTATAGTTATATCTTCAACTATCCTTTGATCTGTTTGACTGTTATCTACAATCCAAGAGTGAAGTTCTTTGTATACCTCTAAGTTCTCATCTAAAGCAAAAGTAACACTCAATGTTTCATATTCAACTGTGTCGCCTGGAACAAAACCATTGTGGTTTAAAAAACTAGTTGCCACCTCTCCTATAGAGAACCCAGGAAGTGACAAACCAACTGCATATATTTCTACATTTTTAAGTTTATCAATACCACCGAATGATATTCTAAAGTTGTCAGTTGATAGGAGATTTCTTTCTACTGTCATACTTTTATTTATAACAAAAAAGAGAGCCACTCTTTCGAGTGACTCTCCATAGTTTTTAATCTCTAGTTGAAATTAGTCTTCAACATTGATACCCGATACAGAGAAACTTCTGAAGTATGGGTTAGCATTAGCTGCAAGACCGCCAGTAGAAGATGCAGGATCAGTAACCATTGGGTTACTTGCAATTCCGTAACGTGACTTGAAACCAATCTTAGGTTGGAATGTGTTCTCACCAACTGCACGAACCATAGTAAGAGGAACGTATGGGCAGTAGAAGATACCAGCATCGTAAGAGTTTGTACCCTTGTAACCAACAGTTGCGTAATCAGCTGCGGCATATGGATCAACGTAAACCTTGATGCGACCATTGATCATACCAGCGAAGGTATTACCAGTGTCATCAACATTGAGGTTAGTTGAAAGAGCAGTTGAGTAATCAAGAACACCAGCTGCGGCAAGTGCAGAAGCAACGTTGGAGGAACAGATAACATAGTTACCTTTTCCACGACGAGTGCCTTTGGCAATTGCGTTAGCATCAAGCTCAAGTTGGAAGAGAAGTGATTTGAACTTCTCATTTGCCCAACGACCATCAGCATCAGTGTTGAGGCTGAATGAACCACCAGCAGCTGCACCACCTGCTTTAGCAGATGAGTTGATCAGACCGATGATTTCACGGTTAGTCTCAGCAAGGATCTCAGTAGAGAGAATGCTTGCAAGCTCAGCTTCAGCATCAAGACCATGAATTGCTTTAAGATCTTGTGCAAGTTCCATTGTGTATTCAGCTTTAAGAGCGCGTGTCTTAGCTTCAACAGAAACTTTTTCAACAGTGAAGCCCATCTCACCATAAGCACCTGTGTTACCAAGTTGCTCACCAAGTGCAGTGGATTGTGAACCAGAGAATCCAGGAGTTGGCTCATTGAAGAGAGCTTCATCACCAGCTGCGTGTTGTGCAGGACTGTTAACAGTATCAGCTGTCTGGTAACGTGACTTCATTGCGAAAATGAGTCCAGTTGGGCCAGTCATTGGCTGAACACCACAAACGTCATAAGCAATGAGGTTTGGAGTAGCACGACGAACAAGGCTAATCAATACTGGATTCCAGTTGGCAGAATCGCCTGAATCAGTTTGCTCACTAAGGAAACTTGCTTGAGCAGAAGCCTCTTGGAGAGCCTTCTCTTGGTTTTCAAGCAGGACGGAAGTAACTGCCTTGCGGTGCTGATCAGCAAACGCAGGTGCATCGGACGCCTCAAGAATTGGGGCCCACTTTTTTTCTAATTCTTCTGAATTGAACATAATAGTTTTTATTTTTGTGTTTTGTTTATGGGAATTATTACTTTATCTTTACGCTTGCACGATCAAGACGAGTAATAGCATTTAGGTATTTTTTCATTGTGCTTGGCACTTCCTCAACTTCTGTCTCTTCGACAATAGTTTCAGTAGTGACATAAGAAGAGCTACCATCCTCTTCTTCACATTCTTTTTCTTCTTTAATTGAGGATTCTACATTGAAGTAGAACTCCTTAAGGGTTTGAACTCTTTTGCAGAATGAATCAGCATCTTCGAACTCTACAGATTCTACCATAGATTCAAGTTTCGCAACTTGAGTCTCAGCAAGACCTTCAGAAGCTTCAGATACAATCTTTTCCTTAGTGAAGACTTCCAATCGACCAACAAGTTGTTCGATGATTTCCTTCGCTTCAGATAGATCATCTTTGAGTTGACTAGTCTCTTCTTCAAGATCAGAGAAAAGATCAACCTTGCTTTCTGGAACTTCGACATAATGCTCAACAAACAAGTCCTTGAGAGAACTCATGAAGTTTTCAGCAATAGTTGTGCGAAGTGAACTCTCAACAGCGACCTTATTCTCTCCAAGCCATTCTTCAACAGCATAAGTGAGATATCCATCAATTTGTTTAGTATTCTCTTCTTCAACTTCTTGAACCTTTTCTTCAAGTTGAGCGTCATATTTAAGTTGCATTTCCTCCTTAACTTGATCCACTTTACTGCGAATCTCAGTTTCGAAAATCAATGCGGATTTAGCTTTAAACTCATCAGATAAACCTTCTTCTGATTCGATCAACTTCTTGATGTTCTCAGTGTCAACTTCATCTTCAGCAACTACTTCTTCATTGTATCCAGGCTTGATAGCTAAGAGACCCATCTTAGATTTAGGTACGTTTAGCATTTTGGCAGCCTTCATCTTAGCTCCGTATAGATCATTTGCTTCACTCTTTTTGATCTCTACTTTCTTGCCGTTGTAGAAAGCTATCCATCCAGCCATTTCAGATTCATCGATGTTCTCAGTATCAACTTCTTCTTCAGTAGCTTCTTCTTCAGCAACTACTTCTTCAGTAGCTTCTTCTTCAGTAGCTTCTTCTTCTGCAACTTCTTCAGCAACTACTTCTTCAGTTTCATCTGCAACTACTTCTTGAGTTGTTTCGACTACTTCTTCTTCAGCAACTACTTCTTCAGTTTGCTCAGAGTCTTCTTTCATGAGTTGAAGTGGTTCAAGCACAAGTTGACCACCAGACTTCTTTTGACCAAACTTGATCTTAGTTTCTGGAGTGTCTTTGGCTTTAAACGTGATGAAGTCAGATCCTTTCTTAACAACAGCTCCAAAGTTAGTGACATCACCAACCTTAAGAGATTTTGCAACAGACTTGATCTTAGCAACATCTTCTTCCATACCGAGAATCTTCTTGGCAACTTCCAAGTCGATTTCTGTAGGATAAACTTCACCTTCAAATTCGAACTCTTCCTCGCCTGCAACACGAGCTTTCGCGGCGGCTTTGGTGAATTCATTACCTTCTTCCATTTCTTCCTCGTCACTATCAACAGTGTCAGTATCAACCTCTACTTTTGACTCTTCAAGAGAAAGTAAATCGGATTCAGTAATATCTTCAATGATATCAGTATCTTTTTCCATATTTTTTTACTTTGTTTTCTTTAGATTTGGAGAGGAAACACAAGAAGGATTTCAGTCTCATAATTATACAACATATCCCATAATACAAATCACATTATCCATTATATAAAAATTTTTAAATATCAACTTTGATCTCTGACAAGAAATCTTTGAACAACTTCACTTGTTGCTCTGCGAGTTGACTAGATGAGAGTTTACTCATCTTTTTAGAAGCTTTATCTGAAGCCATTGAAATAATATCATTACCTTCATAGAAATATTCAACACCTTCCATGATGCCATTGACGAATGCAGAGGGTGCGCTGGGGTCTTGAACAATATCAACTGTTGACAAAACGAAGTCACTGTTTACTGTTGTTTTTCCATCTTTATTACCAACTGTTCCAACACCACGGGAACTAACTCCAAGTTGGCAACCACCTTCGATTAAGCCTTTAACAATGTTACCCATTGGAGTTCCAAGAACTAAAGCTCTACCAATAACATCAGAACCGCTCCAACTCAGTTCAGTGATTCTATGTGATACTTTATCCAAGTTGATTGCTGGGCCCTCAGGGTGATTGAGTTCACCAACTGCACGACCCTTGCTCACATACTCTTTGACATACGAATCAACTGCCTTCTCTAAAATTTCTTTAGGGTATACTCTTTTATTCCTATTGAGTTTATCAGCCTGCATGAAAACGCCTTCGATAACAAACTTCTTCTCTCCATTTTCTGATGATTCAGTTATGTAGTCTAAGTTTTCGCTATGCTCCGTTATTAATTTCATTTGTGATATTATTTATAAATTTCAGAAGTTTAGAATTGTTTTATTTTGATATATTACTCTTCTGAACCACCTTTTTTCTTCATTGCCTGCTTCTCTTTCTCTTTCTTTATGATCTTAGGAAGAAGCTTTTTAGCAATCGCCTTTATCTTTTTTGTCTTGGAATCAAGTATCTTCTCTATCTTCTCCTTTTCAGCAAAAGACATATTAGCCTTATCTTTACCCTTGGAGAGTTTTTTCATGAGAAGATTACGAGCAGCTTTCATAGCTCTACTTTTCAACTTAGGAAGACCAGCTCTCTTTTTCGCAGCTTTCTTCCTTCCGCGAGCTATGTTAAGCTTATACTTCTTCATCATGTTCTTTCTATCCATCCTCTGTCTAGTGTTCAGAGCCTCATTGACATCATCACTAAAATCTTCGATTTCTTCTAAACAAGAATCGAGATCTGAATCAGATATAGTTACCTCCACACCTTCAATAATAAAACTACGCAGTTCTGCGTAATCTTCTTCTAGATAATTTTCGAATGATTTCATTTTATTTTATTTTATTTTTTACCGAACATTGCCATTAACTTCTGACCAGTCTTAGATCTGATTTTCCACATATCAATAATTCTTGGAACAGCATCTTCAGCACTATCATATCCCATATCATCGTAATAAAAATCTGCTTGATCTTGGGCGGCTTGTGTGATTGTATCTGGATTAACACCTGCTTTTTTCAAGTATTTGTCCATTGATTTTATAACACTATACCAGTCTGAAGAACCCCACTCTTTAAGATCCTCAACATCTTCACTCTCCATCACGACATCTGTCATGCTAGCTGCTAAATTGCCAATTGCCAAGCCCATTTTACCATCACGATTGTAAATGTAGAATTTGAACTTGCTACTACCATCTGCCCGCTTCATTGTCATTTTACCAACCCTCTGCTTACCAACGATATTTTTACTCACTACAACAAGAGTGACTTTATTACCACCACTTATGCTATCATCGTAGCTAATTGTTAGTTTGTCACCCCTCTTGATCTTATCCCACATCTTCTGATCCATTACAGACTCAGACATAGATCCAGAACCTTCCATTGCTTTTTTCTTAGCATCGGGTGACAAATCATCCATAGTGTGTAGATCAACACTGTCATCAGTGTGAGATTTTCCCGTCATAACTTTTCCATTCGGGTGTGAATGTGTTTGACCAGTCCACTCAACACCATCAGAAGTGTAGTAAACACCAGCTTCCTCACTGAGTTTCTTTATACCAAACTCTGAAAGAAGAATGTCGTTGATGAAGTCTTCATCTGACATACCACTAGTAGAACCACCAACACCATCACTGTGAGCTTTCTTAAGTTGAGAAGATGACATCTTTTTCAATGCGAGAAATCTTTTCTCAACCTCTTTGTTCTTGAATGTTGCTTCTTCAAGATCGATAGATTCTTCAAGACCAGCTTCTTTTCTAGCAGAATAGTAAGCACCTAATGCCATATTCACTCTTTGTTCTTTCGTTTTCCCTTTGAACTGAGGTGCATCACTTTTAACAAAGTCATCTATCCAAACTTTAGCGTCACTATTAGGATCTAAATCCTCTGTAATAGACTCTTCTTTAAGAATATTCTTTGCTATATTCTTTTTCTCTTCACTAACAAGAACTTTGACTTTCTGAGTCAACAACTCGTTCAACTCAGATCTAGCTTTTTCAGATCCCGACTTAATGCTTTCTATTAATTTTTTCATGAAATTCTCTTTTTCTTTATTTTTTATCCATTGTCCCTTTTCGGGACCTTTTAGATCAGATGGAATATCTGCCCCTTTAAGTGACAACTTGAAATTGACAAACTTTTTCATATCTTTTCCAATCATTTTACCAAAAGCAATAATCCTATTGTCATCTGATTCAGATTGTTTTTTCTTATACGAAATAATATTTTCAGGTTCGAAATCTTGAAGATTGATTAGATAAACAATTTCTTGTATTTCTTTCTTTGTGTAGCTTATCTCATTTAGAACTCTATTTAATACAATTGGTGAATTCTCTCTTAATATCCACGCCAAGAACAAAATGAAGTCATTTGTTTTTGGATATGGTTTTGATACTTTTAGATTTGGGAATATCTGAGATGTGAATCCAATCTTATCACACATATCCATATACTCTTCTGTATTTTTTGATGATTTGATTGACTTTATAAACTCATCTCTAATTCTTTCTGAACTGATTCCTTTTAATGATGAGTCATCTTGTAAAGCGTCTAACAACTCTTTATCTAACTTACCACCCATTCTTGTCCAAAATCTTAATGCCCTTAGTTTTCTTAAGGGGTCTTCATCAAATCTTTCTTTAGCTTTACCAACTGTTCTGATGTTTTTATTTTTTAAATCTGCAATACCACCAACCAAATCTACAATCTCTTTTTTATCAATATCATAGAATAATGCATTCACAGTCAAATCTCTTCTTTTAACATCACCTTTAATATCAGTATAATCTACTGATGATGGTCTTCTGCCCTTTCCAATATCTTTTCTAAATGTTGCAATCTCATATTCCACTCCATTGATAATATACAAAACAACACCAAACTGCTTCCCAACAGGTTTAGTTTTTATACCATTATCCCTTGCTATCTTTTCAACCTCATCTGGTTTAGCATCAGTCGCTACATCAAAATCTTTTGGTGATTTACCAAGTATTGCATCTCTTACAGCTCCACCAACCACATAGAGTTTTTTGCCATTCTTTTTGAATAGCTTATGGATCTTAATTACATCATTGGGTATTTTTAATTTAAGATCTTTGCTTTCATCTAAAACAAACTCAATGCTTTCTGTTGACTCCTTCATTTGATTATAGCTTGATATTTTTACGATGAAAGATTTTATCTTTATTAGCCATTACAATCTTTCTCATATTAGCGAAGTGTTTTTTCATTCCAGAAATCATATTTTTTCCACTCTTCTTTCTGAAGGGAATCTTCACTCTGCTCATTGCCAAATGTTTCTTTTCTGGATCAACCATCAAAGATATACCCTGAGAAGACTCAACACCGTCTTTAGTAACAAGATAAGCATGTGCAAGATCATCGTTTTGAGATATTCCATTAGCCCAAGTGTCAGGCTTACCGATATAAGCTTTCAAGTAGAAAGTATCACTCCCTAGAGGTGCTTTAGATACTGTAGCATAACCATTTGGAAACTCTTTTAAATACAAATCTCTAAGAATTTCAGCATTCTTTTTTGCTTCTTCATCGACTTCTGCTTCTGAAAGATTCATAATTTTGTTGGCGGCTTCCTTAACAATATCGATCTCCCTAGTAGATTCTTCGATTGGTTCTGAATTGAAGACTTTCGAAGCCAGCTCAACTTTTTTCATATCCAGTGCATCACGAACCTTGTCTAAGATACCACTCTGAAATTCTTCGTCAGCTGATTCGCTTCCCTGCTTTATTTTGTTTACTAAATCATTCATCTTATTATTTATTTAAAATTCTCCTTCTTCTTCATCTCTAGAACCGTCAGACTCCATTTCCTTTTCTAGTTTTTCAACATCATCCTCTGTCATATTTAACACATTAGATCTAACCCAAGACTTACTGAAGTATTTTCCAACATAATCTTCGACATCTTGAAGCATAGCCATTCGCTCTCTCATTATTTCGAAGTTTTTGAGTTCTGTGAAATAGTTATCTTCTGAGTAATCTATCTCCACATTTTCACGTATTTGAGGCCACTCATCTTTGGTTACGATACCTTTAAGAAGGCACTGAACCTTCAGCATATCAATGAACAGTGTGCTGAACTTGAGTCTCAATCTATTGATGAACTTTTGAAACTTGACTTCATCTCTAGTAATTTCACTAGCTCTTCCAACACTAAATGCATTATCTTCTTCAAGTCTCCCAACTGGAACGTTTAACGACTTGTATAGTTTCTTCTGGAAAAACAAGATATCGTCAATTTGACTTAGGTTTTCACCACCAGGAAGAGTTGTTATCTCAGTTCCCTTACCACCTTCACGGCGAGGAAGCCAGAAATCTTCAAGCATACTCATTGTTTTTCTATCATCACTGATCTCACCACTAGTAGCATCATAGACAAGTTTGTTCCTATACTTGCTCATTATGCCTTGAACATACTCTTCTGCTTTACCTTTTGGAAGGTTTCCAACATCGATGTAGAAAATTCTTCTTTCTGGTGCCCGTGATATTCTGTAGATAACAAGAGAGTCTTCCATGACCCGCAACTGGTTCACCAACTTAATACTCTTGTGTAAATAGGATATCGAAAATTTACCATACTCATCAAGCATACCACTTGGAGTGTAAACGATACTGTTAGGGTCAATCTTGAGCGCGTTATTTTTTAAACCAGAATCAGAAGATTCACTATAAACGTAATACTCTTTACTCAATGAAGAAGTCTCGACACCACTGTTCTTGTCGAGTTTTCTTTTAACTTCTTTAACCTTTTTTATATTCAAAGGATCAACCATTCTTACCTCTTGAATACCACCTTTAAGGTTGTCATTATCGACAAGCAAATGGTAATACAACTTCCCATCAATATACCATCTTCTGAAAATGTCATGACCAGAAAAGTTAAAGTCTAAAAGATTAAGAACAGACTCAAATTCATTTTTGATACTAGTCTTAATCTTATCGGGCAAATCAACTTTGTCTAGTACTAAGTTAACAGGACTTTCAGTGTCAGATACTATAGCCTGATTTAAAATATCATTGATTGCAATATCACACTCTGGTTGCGCCGCGGTCTGCCTATATTTTTTTATAAGATCTTTCTCACTGCCAGATGAGTGAGAATCTAAATCTAAAATTTGGGTGTTAAATCCTGCACCACCACCAACTGCACTAACATAAGATGTACCCTCAGAGTCCATAGGGTTCGCAAACGATTGCAACTCGGGGGTCTGCTTTTTAGATTCCCCTGCATCGATCTTCTTAGTTATTTCATATCCAAATAGATTCATGTAATTATATATAACAGTTTCACTATGGGATTTTAGGCCCCATAGTGAAACTGATTTTTGTTTTCTTTAAATTAAGATGTTGTATTTGAAGTCCAGTATTGGAAACTCATCTCTACAGTAAACTCTTCAACTGCATCGTTGGCATCATATGACAACTCGATTGCACTTACGTTTGTAGGATAAGCATCAATAAGCTTGTATGCTTTAGTTGGAACTTCACTTCCAGAGCGATCTAGCTGGTAGATTTCAACATCTGCATAGTAAGCAAGAGGATTGCCAACTGTTGAGAATGCTGAAGTATTACCCTCATGTGCGCTAATTGCATTCATCCACTTTTCGAACTCATTACGAATCACCATGTTACCATCATTGATAACAGTGAATGTCATTGGTTCGAATGTGCGGTCACCTGCAACTTTAATTTGACGACCCCTATAAGGAACATCAATGTTTGCAATTACACTGGCGGGGAGAGATGCTCCCTTGATCATGAAAGAACTCAGTTCAGTTAATGACTTGTTATCACCAGGAAAATTAACGATAGCCTTGAACAAGTTTGCTCTAGACCCACCGTTAAAGTTTGCTTTAAAATCAGATATATTAGACATATTTTTGTATTTTGTTAATGTTTATTAATACTATTTATAACTATTCTCCAATGATTTCATCGAAGCTAACACCAGTTCTAGTTGCAATAAAGTTCAACGATATGAAGTTAATGCTACGAGTTGGTTTGATGTAGATATCAGCAACAAAACGATTGCCATCGATAACGTCACCAGTATTGTTGGTTTCGTCACAGACAACTTTGAAGTCGGTGATTCCACGGCGACCCTGAACATCTCTCAAGTATGGTTCAACAGCGTTTCTAAATGTAGAACGTGTGAAGTCATCATTGAGTTCAAACAACTGGAACTTAGAAGCAGTTGCAATTGCTTTTTCGATTGTGGTGAATAGTCTACGAACATTGATACGATCAAAAGCAGAGGGCTTAGTAAGACCAGTCTTGTCACCGAAAAGAACGATTCCTTGACCTGGAAAACTAACAACAGGGTTAACACGCTTTGTGTATAACTCATCTCTTGCAACTTGACCTGGGTTATAAGCCAACTTAGTTACACCGAGGACGTTTCCTCTTGTGTATCCAGCTGGTGAGAACCAAGGGTCTGCAACGTCATCTGTTCCAGCACAAAGACCAGCCATGTGACCACATAGTGGAATCCAAACATAACCATCACGATATTTGTTGTAAACATAAGCGGGTGAACTATCAAAGAATATATAACTACTTGAAGAAATTCCATTAAACTTGTCTAGGATCTTTCCTTTCTTAGCATCTTCACTTGTCTGGTCTACAACACTGAGTGGTGCAGAAATAAACGAGATTGCATCCTTACGAGCATTAGCAATTTCAACCAACTTGTTGTCGATTGTCTCTGTGCTTGAACCAGTATAAGTTGATCCATCTGCGAAGTTTTGTGCGAAAAGAAGGTTAACATCAATCTTGATTGCATCATCGAAGAATGTCAAAGCAGTCTCAACAGGACCTGCACTTGTCATAGTTCCTGTTGCACCACCAGCTAAATCTAATCCAGCAGATGTGAATCCATTAACAATATCAGCTGTGTCCTCATCGATAACAGTTGGAGTTGCTTCTGGAGCGAGCCAGATGAATGAAGAGTTGTTGTTGATAACTGTAACAAAATAGTTACTGTCACCATATTCACTCTTAGCATTTTGTGCAGTTGAAAGACCAGCATGAACTTCAAGAATAGCATCTTTAGTTCCTGTGATTTTTCCATCAGCATCTACCACAACCACATGAACTTCGTCATTGATTCCAGCACCAGCTAAAGTTGATCCAAATACAGTGTCATCGGGAGCATATGGTAATGCACCGAGAACATTCGATGGAAGTGGTGGAGAATCAGCGTAAACTGCGCTGTCAACTATGTAAGTTTTAATGCTATTTCCAAGCTCTCCAACATAACGAGCAACTACTTCTGCTCCATCTGTTTGAAGACCTCCAGCATTAAGCTCAAGTTCATCTCTGTTTGAAATAGTAAAGTCTGCTGAACCAGTTCCAGATTTTGCGTTATACGCATCTGTTGGAATTGCTCTAGAAACTTTAAGATTGTTTCCATACTTCAAAAAACTAGCTGCAGTAAAGAATGATATCTCAGCTGAGTCTGCTTTTTCAGGCGACCCAAATACTTGTGCTAATTGCTTCTCAGAGGATACTGTGACTACTTCGCCAGCAGGTCCCCAATTAAAATACCCAGCATATGCTCCAATACTAGTGGAGAGAGCTGGGATGATGTTTGTCAAGTCAATTTCATTGACCTCGACTCCAGGTGATACTAAAAATCCCATTTGTTTGTTTCCTTTCGGTTAGTTTATATTTTTGATAATAAGTTAAGCATAATAAGGTTTAATCTCAATGGATTTATTTATAAAAACAACAATTTCATAAAACTTAAAGCTAAAGATTAGACCAAGATTTTGCATCTTCGACCAACTGATCATGTATTTTATTGGTGTTATCAACTCCATTGTTTATAAAACCAAATGGAGGTAAGTCTTCTTCCATCTGCATAAGCTTCTCTTTATAAAGTAACTCTCTGAGTTCTGTGTTCGACATACTCTGAAAAACATCAGTGCTAACGAACCAAGCAAAAAGAACGAAGTTCATAACACTATCATCGTGGTTCCCTTGTGTTGCCGCATAACTTTTCCCTTTAGGTGCAAAAGAACTGAGTTCTAAAATAGTATCTGGATCAACAATCAAGATTTGGTTATCCTCAAGCAAATCCTTAAGATTAGAGCAACCTATTCTTTTGACTTTGGTAGACATTGTAACTCCAATACCATTACTCTTAACTGAACTTGTTGTGAATGTGTTGTCATATTCGTGATCATAATAAACACTATTACAAACAACCTGCCCAACATCGTTATTCTCTATCACCACTAAAGCATCATTGTATATCTTGGCAGCTCTAATAATAAAATCTGGAAACAATAATGGAGATACTGTGTTCTGCCTGTAAGTTGCTACTTGCTCAAATGGTGATGAAGTTACATCAACTACACTAAACGTGCTGTAATCTTGACCTCTACCCTTAGAAACATCTGCACATAATACATATTCATGACCCTCTATCGGCTCTCTATAAAACTTAATATCATATTGCTCTTTAATGGGGTTTCCACTAGTTAAACCTAGAAGAACATTAGCATCAATCAAAGTCTGACTTGAACCCAGAAAATCACATTCAAACTCTTGCTTGAACTGTGCTTCACTTGTGTTCGCTATCGTTTGTTTTCTCCACTCATCATCTCTTCCAGGAACATCTCTCCATCCAATTGAAAATGGTTTGAATTCATTAGCATTTTGCTGAGATCCCTCCCATATCTTATAAAACATATTTCCAATTCCATTTGGAGTACTCGTTATGATAACTTTAGTATCTTTACCAGAAGAAATTACGGGATATGTACTTGTATAAAACTCATCAGCATCATTAACAAAAGCAAACTCATCCAACATGAGAACATGAATAGCTAAACCTCGAATACTGCTTGAACTTGTAGCAGCTGCAATAACTTCACTATTGTTACTAAAAACAATATTTCCTTTGTTTAGAGTTTTGCAACCAGGCTGAAGAAAGAATGGCAGATGCTCTAGCATTAGTGTCAACCTAGCTAACATCTCTCTAGCAGTAGACCCCTTGTTTGCCAGTATAGCAACTTTCTTATCTGGATTGAATACCAAATAATGAAGAAGATAAGCAACTGATGTGATACTCTTTCCGCTTTGCCTACAAGCTTTTACTACAGAGAAACGATTTTCCTCATAATGATCAACCAAGTCTTTTTGATAACCCCTTAGTTTAAATGGAGCTAACCCATCATCAAGAGAAATAACTTTAACATAGTTTTCACAGAAATAAGCAATGTCATTCATGCACATTGCATACTCCTTGACCTCTTCAGTCGTAAAGTTCTGCTGAACAGCATCGTCTTTAACTAAAGAGTTACCGTTGTAACCATTGTTTTCGCTCATTATTTAATCTACATCAATGACATCATCTTCTTTTTTTGACAACAACTTTTGTAGGTCAGTTGTAGTTCCACTAAAGATCACATTATTCGTAGTGTTTGAATTTGACTTGTTAGATTTATTCTCGTCATCTTTGAGAAGCTTTTTTCTTTTTTGGGTCAAGTCTAATAATTGATTGTTCATATCAGAAGCATTCTTTATCATAGTAGCAAGAACTTCGAATGCTCTTGGGTGTTCTGCCTCTGAAGCAAGTTCATGCATCAAGTTGATAGCATCGTCACTAGTTCCTATAAGTTTTTTGATATTTTCTCTAGCAAAATTATAATCATCTTCACCATCATCAACAACAGACTGAGTTGATGGTAATTTCAAATCATCGACCTTAGATATCTCTTGCTTGTCTTCAACGGGCAAGTTACTCTCTAAGCTTTTTAGAATTTCTGATTTTTTTTCTGAATCGAATGCCATAATAGAATTTAATCTGGTGGAGTTTCAGGCCAGTCATTAACATCAAAATCATAATCTAACTCACAAATAACTTCGTGATCTTCTTTAGTCTGATCTCGATATTTAGTTCTGACATTAACACTAGTTAGAATATCACCATCGTCGTCAGTGAAGTTGGTAGTGATGTTTTTAACCTGTTTTGCACCAGTGATAGGAAGACCGAACTTCAGTGATATATTAAACTCCAAAGTATAGATCACAACCCTTCTACTACTTTCAAAATCACCCTGATAATCATCTTCAAAATTTACACTGTTTAATGTTATTGGAATATCTGTCTTGCTATCAGGACCCTCCATTCCTTTAACTGTAACCGAGTAAGTAGAATTGAAAAACGGTAATATCTGTTCGACAACTTGTAGAGCTTCTTCTTGACCTCTACTCATTACGTGCAACGACATCCCTAACTTATACGGAGCTGCCTGCCAAACACGGAAATCATCACCATCTTTACTTTGAATAGTTCTGTTAAGTTTATTTAACTTAGTCTCTGAATCATATTCTATACTCGTAACCTCAAAGCTCATCCTTGGAAGTCTTATAGAAACATCACCTTTATCGGATTGATTAATTCTAGCCAAGTATCTCTCTTTAGGTGCGTAAGCTAGAGGAACTCTTTGTATATCTTGCACCCCACCATTTCCTCTTTTTGCTATGTAGATATCATTGAAAACAGAACCAAAAACTGCAACAGTTTTCTTGATATTCTCATTGTAAAAATAATCGTTTCCTAACATCTTTTTAGTAATTAAAGGGTTCTCCAAATGGATTGGTTTCACTGAAATCTATAAAGTCACTAACAGTTGTAGCGAACGTGCTGTTTTGGGCACCCTCATCATTCTGGAACACCAATCCATCTCCATCTTCGAGATCGTATAACTTACTTATAGTCGCAGTTGCTCCACTTGTCAGACCTGTCAGTGTAGTGTTCTCTATAAGGTTATGATATTTTCCATCATCAAATGTCAAAGCACCTACGTTTACTACATTATCTCCCTCTTCAAAATCATAACCAAAGAACTCAACACCACCAGAAATTCCACCTGGAAGTAAAAGAGATAGAGTTTCGTTTTCTTCAAATTTACCAACTTGGGTATCGACTTCAAAGCTAAATCCTTTCGAGTTGTTTGATTGGAAGTCATCAACTTCATCAATTCCAGTATCAATCTCTTGACTCTCATACTCAAACAACTCACAAACGAGCTTAAATGTTGGTTGTTGACCTAGCTGGAAGAAGGGTTTTTTATCATCTACAAATTTAATTTCAAACAACCCCTTAGTCATTGGAAGATGGATCAAATCACCTTCTTTTGGTCTAGTTGTGTTTTCATCATAACCATGTCTACCAATAAGCTGATTCCACCTCCTGTTACTAACAGTGAGTGTAACCTGATCTCTTATCTCCAAACCAAATCTTTGCATCAACTCACCATCACCCTCAAATGACTCGGTGCTATCAACATACATTTCTATAACAAATGCATCATCAAACCTAGAAATCAAATCTTCGTTTAAAACAAAATCTTGCTTTACGATTTTCCTTGGAATATAATGAACATCTACACCATGAATTTGCATCGACTCTATGATAAGGTCATCATAAAGATCTCTCTCAGAATTAGTGCCATAATCCTTGCTGTTACTGAAGTATTTGTTAAGAGCCATATAAGTTATCGTAAATGAACTACCCGCAGAAAAAATCAATCGGGAGCTGGTATTTGTTATCCCACTCTTCTTCCATTTTTTCTAGTTCTGCTACAGCATCATCATAGATCGGTCTTCCATTAATAGTGACTCCACCTGGCAACTGCATACCTTCGAACTTGATCAAGTTTGCACCCCAATTCTTTTTCAAGAGAGATGTAAGATACTTCTTCAAAGCCATGTCGTTATAAACTTCAGTGTATTGCTCTGGATTTATTGTTTGGTAACATTCTATGATAATATACTCATCCTCTTTTATATATTCACTCCAGTCAGTCAATATCTCAAGTGTGTTTTTATGCCTTGAATATGTTATTTGCTGAGAGTTTCCAGTGAGAATATGCTCAATCATACCAATATGTTCCTTAGTCATAGCATAACTCAACATTTCTGTAGAACCACCCTTAGTTTGAAAGTCGTATATATCGTTCAAATGGAACTGATACTTTGCGTTAAACATATCAGCACTTGCACCATCAGTTATATTCAGAACTCTCGTTATGCTTATGACTGAATCTGGCAACTCAATCACCCTTGCATTTATTTCATCTTGGGTCACTTTATGCTTGACAAAAGTCCTTACTACAGAATCACTGTGATATTCTTGATAGAATTGAATAGCCTCATCAATCCTATCCTCAATCTGATCTTCATCTAAATTGATTTCGATAACTGGAGCCCCAAGTGAGCGCAAACAATATGCAGCTAACTCTTCTCTTGATGTTGGTCTTGCCATAAATGTATTTATATGTGTAAAGTTTAAAAGAATAAATAACAATAATTATGAAGAATAAAATTATTTATATAAACACTAAATTTTCAAATTTAATGTCAAAGTTCGGTCTAGGGATAGTGGATAGAATTGAGATTTACAGAAAAGAAAACAATAAAGTTTTCTTTAAGGCTGGAACAGGAAGATTCCACATGGAAGAAGAAGAGATAGATGACATTACGTTGAAGCCTGGTAAGTGACTTCATATGAAGTTGTCTTAGATGGAGTCTGATACAAAGTGTAATCAACACCACTCCAATTAACACTTGAAAGTTGATAGACCCCTGTATTTTCTATGAAACCCCCATCTTCGATACCACCAGAACTATTAGCATCTTTCCAGATATTTTTCTGATCATATACACCTGCTTGTGCAAACCACAGATACTCGTCATTCGAATCATACTGAATTGTGATATCACCAGAGTTATCACTCAAAGTTGCGTTGATACTCGGGTCATTCGTGTTCAAGAGATCTTGGATCGATTGACCAGTCATAGGAACATCACTCACTCCATAGTAATATGGATATACACCAGCTACAAACAAATCATCAGAACTAAAATTAGAATCAGCTCCTTGAGGAGCATTACTATTCCTTAAACCAAAAACTCTTGTATCCAAACCATAAGAGCTGTGCTTCTTTGGAGATCCCGCTAAGTATACGGCAATTGCTGTATATTTGAATGAGTCCAACTGAACTTGGCTGGAGTCGTAAAAAACAGCATCGTATCTTAAGTTCGGATTGTTGGGGTTTTCGAAACCAAATTGATTTGGTATATCTTGTATTTGAACACCATACAAGGAGTTTTCTGAATCAAAGAGTGAGTCATCTTTTAGTAGTGAAATCTCAACAGCAGATCCAGCATCATTTTTAGATAACTCGACAGATATTTGATTCTGAGTTGAACTTCCAACCTCTAAGTAGTAGTTGGATGCTGAAATGCTAATCTCAGGCGGCGTGTAAGATGCTAGTTGAAAATTATGATCAACTGAAGATTTCGTTTTTACACTACTCGACTTTATTGATGATACTAAACCACCATGCTCAACACTTACCCTACAATCTTCTAAACTCATATTATCAATTTAAGTCTTTCAATACAAGTGCAAAAATCTGACCTAGAATAAAGGTAGAAATTATTATAAAATTTATATCTCTATGAGATAAACCTATTCTATTATTTTTATCAGATGCAACTAATGCTTTTACTAAACAGAAAACAGAGAAGAACTCAAAGATCTCTAGTGATATCCTTGAGTATACACTTAAATTATCGAAAAACGATACAACCTTCTCGATACTTAAAAATTTTGCAGAAAGTGGGATGATGGATAAGAGTGAGTGTGCGAATATACAAGAAACAGCGCTAAAGATTCCAAGTATCACCCATCCCATCGAAGTCTTGAGTGCTACTTTTGGTTTTTTCACTATAGCATGAAAAGACTTCCAGCACTTAACGATCACCAATAAGCTCATGATACAAATTGGGAAGGATATCGCAATTGCCTGCATGTGAGCTATTTTTTCTAATTTACTAAGCATTTAATCTGAGTTTTCGACTGCCTTGTTCACCAAAAAATCCAAAGATCTCTGTATAACCTTGGTATCTTGTTTTAGCTGGTTAACGTCTTTGACTATAATCGAATTTTGCTCTGCCATTATCACCTTCAAGTCGTTTTCAGTGAAGTGTACAGTTTTGTCATCAGAGTGTTTGTCAATCTTATCATTCACTTTTGCCAACAAATCCACAGTCTCCTTATGACTTCCACTTGAAGAATGATTAGAAATTTCATTTAAATACACGATTGATGAAACGAAAAATGCTACAGTTGAAGCAATACCACCAATAACAAGAACCCACCCTTGGGCAGTTTGTGGTTTCCTTATTTTTATATTTTGATCTTCGGATTGTTTGTGTAAAACTGCTATTGTTTGTTCTATTAACCTTTTAATTTCTTGATCTTGAGTATGAGAGAGTTTATCATTAGACATTTTAAACAGGGTGGTTTATGATGTTATTATTTATAAGAAAACGATATTAAAAATATTACACAAATACTTAAAAAATTTACTCTATTAATCATACAAAGAAAGCAATATCAACATGTTTATGGATTTCTGTTCTACAATTAAATTGCAAAATCTGCATTCTGAGTCATTATCAGAATGCAGAGGTGTTTGACTTGTAAAATCAGTTAATCAATACTAACTGATCCATCATCAGCTATAGTGTGAGCTGGAATAGCTGCAACTTTAGCGAGGATTTCATCTAGGTCTGATTGGTAATCTCCACCAGACAGTTGCTCTACTAGGAAAGCGATAGTCGCAGAGTTAAGAGCAAAAGCTGCTTCGGCATCAGTTCCAAGCGCAGTAAGTACAGCGGCTGGGTCAGGTGCATTCCAAATAGCGTCTAACCCTTGATTTACACTTCGAATCAGCTGTTCAGTTGATCTGTTAGCTATGTTAATTACACGGGAGGCACGACGGGTTTCATCTGCTGGTTGAGCAGGGGGTGTTGTTTTATTTAGGATAGACATTGTTTGTTTATTTATTGTTTAGGTTGA